CCCTCCTCTTTCAAGGAAGACCTGCTATGCCACACCGGGGGCTAGGGGAGGTCCGAAAAATACGGCTTCTCACAGCGGGGAGAAGCGAGTACACGTTTTGTACATCCAAAAATACGGCGCCGTCAAGCGCCGTCAATTATTTGGCACCGGCATGGCCTCGTAAGTCTTGCCGAGACGGGTCAAGGGTTCACCCTTGTTGTCGCGCCCAAACTGGCCCGGAGGCGCCGCAGTAAGCTGCTCTTCCTTGATGCGAACCTGGCGGCGGGCCTTGTCGCGCTCAAGCTGCTTGGCCTCCAGCGTGATTTCGAGCGGGCGCTCCATAAGCTGCATGCCGCGCCGCATTACAGTCTTTTCCTTAGTGCCGCGAGGCATCAATTCGGGATGTCGATCCGACGGCACCGGCTCCCAGCCCGTGCGGGCCAGAGTGACCTGATAGGACGACTGCTCTTCGTTGAGGATCGAGAACAGCTTCCACTCGTATGACCACCCTTCCGGAATGATCGCGGGGTTGATGTAAAATTCATCGGCGCCCTCGTCGAGAACGCCGTTAGTGAAGTGGCCGCGCAATTCCAAGGTGCGCCGGGCGGCGCGGTCCATCGAGGTTTCGACCGGCTGGCGAAGCGGCGGGCGCTCAATGAAAGAAGGCGCCTGCATGGCCTCTTCAACTCTCGGCTCTTGGGTGGTGAAACGCTGCGGAGGCGGACGGTTGACCATTATCTTTTCCTCAATGCATGCGCCCAGCTTTGCGCATTTCCTCTTTGGCCTTGGCGTATTCCTGCTCGGACATGCCAGAGATCTCGGCGTATTCGCGCTCAAGCGGCGTCAGCACGGCGCTCCTGCCGCTCGACCCACGGCTGACAGGCGCAGCCGGCGGGGCCGATTCACGCTGCGGCGCCGCCTTGGCGGACATGGCCTGCGGATCGTCGGCGCCGGTGTCCAAATCTTGGCCTGCGGGCCTGTCGTAGACGAGCGCCTCGACCGAGCGAAAATAATCGTCCGTGTCGGGATCGATGTCGCGAGCGACCGTGATGTTGTGGGCGGCGACCATCTTGGCGTAAAGCTTCTTGTCGCGGGCGCATTCCGGATGCGCGCGGACCCAGGCGGCGGATTTCGCCGTCAACTGGCTCGCCAATTCCTCGACGGGATCGATGATCGTCTTGATCGGCTGCGGCGGCGCCGGCGCCGGCTGCGCCTCCATTGACGCCTTGCCGTTTTCAAGCTGCAGCAGGCGGGCCGAATTGTCGCCAAGCTGCGACTGAAATTCAGCGGCGTTGTCAAAATCGCCATTGCGCATCGCTTCAGCGTAAGCGGCCTTCAGGGCGTTGGTGTGCTCCTTGACCCGCTCGATGGCGCTGATCACCAGTTTAAGCTCGTTGTCGGCCACTTCGACCTGCGCGCCGTGTGCGGTGGTCGCGTATTCGTTGGCGCGGCGTTCCGCCTCGATGCGCGCGGCGCGCTCGCGGTCGAGTTGCGCCCGCAGTTCGACCAGCGGATCGCGCTCTTCCTTGCCGCCATGCTCCCAATCGGTGTTCGGATCGAAGGCCGGGATGCTATTCGGATCTTTCGCCATGTCGCTCACCAAATGAGATCGGGGCTGCTGATGCGCCCCTTGACAGCCGTATCGGTCAGGATGCGGCACAGAACGCCGCTGACGGTGATGTTCCAGCCATCCGAGGGGCGAAACAGGATCCAGTCATGCAGTTCGATGTCAGGGAACTGCCATTCGCCGCCGCTGATGAAAGCCTGGGGGCCTTTCTTGACGACGAGGCCCAGTTTGGACTGGAAACGATCCTCGTTGAGGGTCTGCTGGGCCAGGAACAGGCCGCTCTTGGTCTTTTCGGGCCTGATGTAGACCGCGACCAGCAACTGATTGTGGAAAAGTTCGACCCCTGACAGATCACCAAGCTCATCCAGAAGCTTCAGGCGAGGTTCCAGTTCATGTTGCATTTCGGCAAAGGCCATGCGCGTCTCCTGTGACACGCAATTACTCGCACACTGTCAGTGCGCTGACAATAGGATTTAGAGGCCGCGCTCGCGGTCGTTGGCCTTCTGCTCGGCCTCATCGACGGTGTCGATGGCGTTGTTGAGGCCGCGTATGACGCCAACCGCCTCGCGATAGGCTTCGAAGGTCGTCATGCTGGCGCCGTATGCGAGGTCGTTCTTTTGAGCTTCGATCTGCTCGCGCAGGAGCTTCTTCAGTTCTTCGGCAAAAACGCTTTTGAAAGTCTGCATTAGGGCTTGAACCTGATTTGTTCCTGATGTAAGACAAGCTCAAGGTGACGACCGAGGGTATGAGGGCCGCTTCCACGGATGTACTGGAAGCGGCCCTCTGTGTTTTCAGACCGGCGTCGGCTGGGTTCCCCAGTCGGCCTTCACCTCAAACACCCAGGCAAAACCAGTCTTGCCGACGCCTTCGCCGCCATCGGGGCACTTTTTCGGTCGCGCCTGCGGGAAGGCTTCGACCGCGACCCAATGACCGCCAGGCACAGGCGCATCGCCTTTCGGCTCTGCGACCGGAAGATCATCCGAACCCTGCAGCCAGCCAACCGCCTTGGTTTCGCCGTCAACCACCACGCAAATCCTGCCGGGGCGATGGGGCGCGCCAGTCGGCAGCGTTTCGCCTTCAGGCAGCGCGATGGCTTGCACCACGGGAATGCGCGGCACGGGAATAGGATGGCCGGGAGGGGCCGGAAGAATTGGACCCTGTGAGGGATAAACCGGCAAGCCGGGCAGGCTGTTGTCGGGATGACCGTAGCCAGGCAATCCTTGATCCGGATGACCGTAGCCGGGCAGGCCCTGATCGGGACGCGGGCGCCTGCCGGGAAGATCGTGATCGGGATGACCGTGACCAGGCAAACCCTGATCGGGATGTCCGTAGCCAGGCAAATCCTGATCGGGATGGCCGTAGCCGGGAAGGCCCTGATCGGGATGACCGCCAAAGCCAGGGCGCCCAAAGCCGGGATCGACCGAGCCGGCCACGTCACCGATCTCGGCCACTCCACGAATTACAACATGACGAAGCACCATCAACTTTCTCCTATTTGATTACCTGCCTTGGCAGAAGCGGCGATAGCGACGGCAGTTGCCGTAACCTTCCTCGCCGCGCTCTTCCTTGTATTCGCAAGCGCGCCGCAGTTCCTCGCACTGCCCGCCCCAGCCGCGCTCGCGGCCAGGACTTACCGCAACGCCGCCTGGCCCAATCTCGATAGACTGAGCACGAGCCGAAATGACAAAGCCGGCAAAAGCGAACAGCAGGAGGAGGATCCCCAAAGCGACAACAAGCGCGTGATCGACAACAGACTTTTCGAAGCTCACTTCCCACCTCCTTTGGCTGGAACCAGGCCATAAGACCTGATCTTCTGCAGACGGCCTTTGCCGCCGCCCGATCCATCGTCAATCGGATAGGCTCGACCGCCATGCTTGCGGCCCATCGGCCCGCCCGGAGGCGGCATCGGCATCGGCGGGGGCGCGCCCGGCGGTCCCTGCATGCCTGGAGGTCCAGCCATCGGCGGGGGCGGGGGCGCGGGAGGCGGCACAGGAACCGCCCCCGGCCCCGGCGGCGGCCCGGCCAGGGGAGGAGGTCCGCCAGCATCGGGAGGAGAGGCGCCGCCAGGTTGCCCAATGACAATATTGATGTTCGTCCTGCCCTTGGTCTTGCCGCCCTTGGCGTAACCGTCGCGCGGGCCGAGCTTGATGTTGGGGGCGTAGACGCCGCCGCCTTCCTTGCGGGCCTTGCCGCCGCGCTTGGCGCCGAGGCCTGGAGGCGGGCCGGCCTGCTCATCGGGGGGCGGGCCGGCCTCATCATCAGCACCCGGAGGCGGCATCGGCGGCGCCTTGTGCTTCTTCGACTTTTTATGCTGGTGCTCCAGCGCGCTGATCAGCGCATCCAGCTTGCCCGAATCCTGGTCCGTTCCGGAAGGTGAAGCTTCGGGCGGGCCGGGAGGCGGACCGGCGTCCGCCGGCGACGGGATCGGTCCGCCGTCGGCCTTGTGGTGTGCGACCAGCTTCTTGGCGCATTTCTCGTCTTCGGCCTTGTGCGGGTGACCGCCCTTCGCCATGCCGAACATATGGCCGCTGCCACTGCCCGCCGAAACGCCCAAGGCGTTGGTCGGCACGTTGCCGCCGACTCTATTGTTGGCGTCGATGGCCTGCATGGCGTTCGCAGCCGCCTGATTGTTGACAGCAGTCTGGCCGCCAATCGGGCCATTGCCGCCGCCGCCAAATCTGCCGGTCCTGCCGCCTTTCTTCATGCCGCCTTCACGCTTGACGTAGCCGTCGCGCTTCTCGTTGGCTTCCTTGACGTCGCTATTGTAGATGGCGTTGCCGAACATGGAACTGGCGTTGGCCGCGCCCCCGCCCTTGCGCGCAACGCGCCCGCCATGCTTGAAAGCCGCCGCGCCCATGACGGCGCCGCCGCTCTTATACGCTCGCCTGGAGACGGGTCGCAGGCCCTCCTGCTTATCGGCGTGAATTGGATCCTGCTCGACAGGGCCGAAATCGCTGCAATCGACTTTGCCTGCGGACGTGGCCGTCCCCAAACGCTCGGCCTTAGCCCGCATCGCGGCGCGGTATGTTTTGGCTTGTTCGGACATCGATATGGTCCTCTCGGTTTACGGCTTACCGGAGCCGTGGGGTTATGACTTGGGTAGCTTCAAGCCACCGGAGCCAATCAGGCACTGAATCAGATCGAACACAACATAGATCACGAAGATCACGATCACCGCCCAGACGATAATTTTGACGATTTGCAGGATGACGCCGACGGCGCCGCCCAGATCCCCGACTTGGGCCAGCACCCAAGGCACGAAAAGCTGGAGGATGGCGATCAGGGCGCCGACGATGACAACCCAAATGAGCAAATTCTCAAGCCAGGCGAGCGAGAAACACATCGGCGTCATCCTTCTAGCTAAATCACCGTATCAGGTTACCGGGGCCGTGTCGCGGCCAATGCTTTGTCGATCATGCCGCCGCAGGCATAACCTGGCGGCAGGATCAGCCCCGACTGCCGGGGTGCTTGCGGCGCAGGTGCTCCGGGAGGTCCATTTCCTGTTCCGCCGATAATTCCTTGGGGGGCTGGCCCGCGTGATCCAGGGCCAGGTACGAGTCCCGGTCCACTGGCACCCCGAACCGGTGCATCAGGCGTTCCAGAGGTGTCGTGCCACTCCGGTGGCCGGATGCCCCCCGCGAAGTCGTGGATTTCTTTGCGGACATCGTCGATTCCCTTCTTTCCGTTCTTGTAGTCGTTCCAGATGCTGTCGATATGGGCGTTGTTTTTATCAGTTTTGAAGGTGTCGGGGAACAATCCTCTGATCGCCTCCCACGTAATCGATTGCATTTCGCGCGGCAGTATACCGCGCTCTTTGGCGGCTTGGCGATAGGCGTCGGCGTAGAGCGGATAGGTTCCGTTCACGCCGGTGGCGTTGGAGCCGCCGGCGCCGGGAACGCCCTTGCCGGCGTAGTTGCTGAAATTGTGCGCCACCTCAAGCGAATTGCCCGACAGCGCGCGCAGCAGGCCGGCGGCGACCGCATGGGTGTCGATGGTGACGTCGCCGTGCTGGGAGTTGGGATCGAGGATGTTATTGTAGAAATTGCGAACCTTGTGGCGCTCGCCCATCAGGCGGTTCATGAAGGTCGGATCGCCATTGCTCTCGATGGCCTGCACCGCCTTGCCGATTTCGCCCAGCGAACCCCAGCCCGCCCTCGATGGCGATCCGTCGGCGTTCCGGGCGACCTCGCCAAAATGACCTTCCGGCGTGGCGATCTTGTAGCCGGGATCGCCGTGGGTCTGATCGTGCATCCGGATCCACAGCGCCTTCATGACCGCGCGCTCGTCGCCGGGAATGTGCTTCATGTCGTCGATGTCGCCCAGCGACTTGCCCCTGATCGCCTGGAAGATTGGCTCGTTCTTCTCGGTGGCCAGCTTGTCCAGGCCGCGATAGGTGCCCTCCATTTCAGGCGAAAAGGTTTCACCATGATATGCGTTATTGCCGCGCCCCTTCATCGCATGCAGGACGCGCTCGGCCAGCGACACGTTCTGAAACCAGTCCTTCTGCGGCGACAGCGCGGCCAGCGCGCCGGCGGCGGACGCCTCCGAGACGCCGTATTTTTGCGCCCACTCCTTGGCCAGCTTGTTGGCGCCGTCGTACCACAATTTGGACCGCTGCCGGGTTTCGTTGGGCACCTGATCGTGCAGCCACAGCAGGTTGTCCTTGACGTGATTGATGAAATGCTCGGCCATATCCGGGTTCGACAGCTTCGCCGCCCTTTTCGAAACATTCGGGTAGTGCCGCAGGATATCGACGTTCTTGTCGAACAGCGCCGGCGTCGCCCGCAACGCAGCCATGTTGACGGTGCGCGGCCCTGGCCCCAGATCGAGCGGCTTGGCCCCGGTCGCCAGCCGGGTGTCGATGCGGGCCGGGTGATCGCCCGGCATGATGATCTGGGGAATCGGCGCCAGCGCAGCGCCGCCCTTGGCCATCGGCGCCCCGCCGCCGACGACATGCGGCAGCTTGTCATAAAGGCTCTTGGCCGTCAGGAGCGCAGAGTGGATCGCCTTACCGCCTCTCGATGCCATTAGTTCCGCGCTCCCTGCTTGCTGGGGGTCGAATTGTGCAGTCCTGGCCCGGATATTCGATGGGTCGAACATCACCACTGCGGGGCTTTTGTTTGAAATGCTCGCGCTGCGGCCTCCAGGCTGCAATGATCCGTATCGAGCATCGTATTTGACGCCGTCGTAGCCGTGTTCCTGGATGACGCGCTTGGCCTTTTGCGGGCTGACGGCGTCGATATGACCCTGAAGCGGCGGGGCGAATCGACGCCCCTGCTCATCAGAGTTCCAGTATGGCTTGCGGCCTGTTCCCTTCAGCAGCTTATCGAGAATGGCGTGATGCTCGCCGCCTTCGGGGATAAGCTGGGTGGCGTCGAGAATATTGCCGCGCACATGAACTGGCGTGACGTTGCCGCCAGGCCCTTCGGCGTAATGGGAGGCAAAATCCGGATTTTGCGCAAGGTGAACGCCTTCCAGGCCCATTTGCTCGCTGCGCGGAGCGCGCTTGGCGGCGAAAGCCGGCAGATCCTTAGTTGAGCCGTGAAACCACGTCTGCGACGGATCGAAGCCAAGGGCTTTCGCGCGCTCGTTCATTTCTTGGCCTTTGGCTTGGCGGCTGCAGGCTTGGGTTTCGGTTTGGCTTTAGCGACCGCGATAGCCGCCGCTTTCTTCACGCCCTCCAATTCCTTCTCATGCGCGTGGGTCTTTTCGGTGATCGCGTGATCGTGCTCCTGCTCGCGGCTCAGTATGGTGTGATCGTGATGGATCTCGGCGGCGGTGCGCTGGTCTTCGGCACGGGTGTCCATGACCTGCTTGGCCATATCGACGGCGCTCTGCCTCGCCTTGAGGCGCTGCTCGTCGTCGTGGTGCGAATCCTTCATCGACAGTTCGCCCAGCTTCAATTGGATTTCCTTGGCCCGCGTCTGGGCGTTCAGCAGGTCGGCCTGGGACTTGGCCTGCATGACGGATTGGTGAGTGTCGGCCTGCTGCGCATGCGCGTTGGCCTTGATGCGCTCCGATTCGGCGCGGTGCTGATCGACCGGCGTGTCCTGCTGGATCTGGCCGGTTTCGTCCATGCCCATGGTCTGGGCTTCCGCCATCAGGTTCATGGCGCGGGCGCCGGCCTCCTTGGCCCGCGCCTGGGCGGTGACCATCGCCGCCTGCGAGGTGAGGGTCTTCGCCGCCGTCTCAGCCTGCTGCTGGATGAGTTGCGGGGGAGGCGCGGCCTGGGCGCTCGGCGGCGCCATGAATTGCTGCGGATTGTTCCAGCCCAGCGCCTGCAGCGCCGCCGTATCGATGGCGATGGGGTCGTAGAGACTGGGGTTTTGCTGCTGCAACTGCTTGAGCGCCATGATCTTCATCACGCGCTGGCCATGGCTCGACGTATTCGGATCGGCCTGCGGGGTCAGGTCGGCCTGATCGAGCGCGGCGCGGAAGTTCTGCTCGTCCCACGGCGCGGACGGCTTCTTGTTGCGCTGCCAGAACGCCTTGGGGTTCTCCTTGAAGCAGCGTATCAGCAGGCGAAATTCCTGCGATTGCGCCGAGTGCATGCGCTTGTGGACGTTGTTCAGCACCTTCTGGGCCTGCTCGATCATCGCCAGGATGGTGCCGACGGGGATTTCGGCCTTGCCTTCGTTGGCCGGCAGTTCGGCGGTGCCGCCGCTGCGCTGGCCGGTCTGCACCATGTTATCGACCAGGGCCATCAGAGCTTGAGACGGCGGCTGGTAAGGAAGTGGCATAATCGCCTGATTGATGGGAAGACCGCCCGTCTTGACGAGGACGCCGCCGCCCGGCGGTACGCGGAAGATATTCGTGTTCTGTCTGGCTCCCGTATCAGCCATGAGAAAGCCGGGAAAGTTGTTAAACATTCCAGCGTCCAGCAACTCGCGCCAAGCAGCAGTAACAGCGTTGGTGGTATTGCCCAATATATGAAGGAGTCCGATATCGTAGAAGCCGAGGCCCGGTACGTAGGTATATTTGACGAATGTCTCTCTAGCTTCAGGAAGCTCCTTCGTGTCCTCATCGTAGTTTCTGACGACCGAGAGGATTTTGCGGCTGGAGAGGTCGATGGTGACCCGGTACGGGATCTCAAGGCCCGAAATCTTGCCTTTGTACTTGTGCTCGTAGCCTTTGAGATCGAGTTCGCAATAGCACTCGTAGATCTCGCGGTCACGGTCGTCGGGCCTCGTGGTGTTGGTCTGGATCCCTTGCTGGTTTTTAGCCGCCTCCTGCGCAGCGTCGAGCGTCTGCGGCTTGGGCGTATCGAGGTCGATGTCGCGATAGGCGCCGATTATCTGCATGCGCCTGACCGTCGAGGGCCGCATCATAGATCGATGGGTAACACGCTTGGCGTTGGCGAGGTCGGTGGCGGCGTCGTTGACGATGAGGTCGTTGGCGTCAACCGATTCAGAAACTGGCCGATTACGCAGCGGGCAGTTGTACACTTTCTTGAATGCCGTGCCGCCAAAGCCCAGCAGAAGGAACATCTTGTCGGTGTCGGGATAGTATTCGGTCGCAGTGACAGTGAGATAATGATTGAGGTCTTTTTCAAGGGCGGTCGCCAGTGCGTCACGAGGGAGATTGGAGTTGCTGCCGTCATCGCGGATCTTGATCGGCCCGTCGGTGGGCAGCATTTCGGAGCGGCAGTTGGCTTGAAAGCGGAGCACCGCCTCCTGCAGCAGCGGATGCCGCACTTTTGACATGCCGTCCACCGGGGCGCCGTCCGCCGCCGACTGCAAATTGGGGATCTCGATCTTGAGGCCGAGCAGCTTGATGCCCTGGGCGCGCTCTTCGATCCAGTCGTTGCGGCTGGTCAGATCCTCGTCGATCCCGCGCAGCAAATCGTCGGCAATGCCGCTCAGATCGTCTTCCGGAAGCTTTTCGGCCAGGTTGGCGAACCAGCCTGTGTTCTGCTCTGGCTTATCGACCAGCGATTTGCCATCAAGCGAGACAGTGACGCTGCCGTCGGCATGCTCGATCTTGATGACAGCGCCGGCGTCGTCCATTTCGGGGACGCCGGGAGGCTCGTGAACGTCATGCTGGATGGAGACGCCCGGAGAAATGGCCGGCGGGGCGCCGCCATTGGTCTGGCGGATGTTCAGGGGCAAGCCCGGCACCAATGGCATGGCGCATCCTCTCTGGAAAAGCAGAAGGGACTATAACGCCTATTTCAAATATCGCCAATGTCGGGCATCGGCGTCTTGTCATGGGCCTTTTGGAACCGTTTCATGCCCTCGCGGGCCGCTTCATCCTCATCGTTGGCGATGATGGTGTATTCGGCCTTGGCCGGCGGATCGCCGCCCTCGACATGGACGTCAAACAGGTGTGAGGGTCGCCCGCCAGGCAGCGGGTGATTATCGACAGTGGCCTTCATCATGAAACTCATTTTCGTAATCCTCGAAATGAGCGGCGCGCTCGTCGCGCCGCCCCTTGTTGTAGGAGAGGCGGCTGACAAGCAGCAGGATGAAAACCGAAATGGCGATATCGAGCGGCGTCATAGCCCCTTCAGTTCGTTGCGGAGGACGTAGCCCTCCAGCGGCCAGATCTTGCGGCGGGCGTCGTCGAAGGAGATCCGCCTGGCGATGGTTTCGTCAAAAGTGAGCGGAGAAGAGCAGCCGGCCTCGCCAATGACATGGTAGCCATTGGTCAGTTCGATGGCGCAGATCATGACGGTGGAGTCGGGAAATTGATAGTATTTCACCCGCACGATGCGCTTATCGATGATTTCGGGCGTAATTCGGGGTATGGTCTGCTCTTCGGCTGCTCTGCTCATGGTTTGTTCCTTGCCTTCGTCAAGCCAGATCCACTTGTTGGTGGCTGCGTGGTCATAGTGGTATTCGCCGGCGTGGCCGTCGTTGTTCGACGCCAGCAGCACTTTCACGTCCTTGTCCCAGGTCAGGCCCCGGTCATTCAGGGGACCGCCGACGCAAACGCCATTGAGGATTTTGCTCATTTCTTGCCCTCGTGGTGTAGCTCGACCCAGTTCCAGTGTCCGGTCCCGTCATTGCAGTATTCATTGCCGTCGGGGGCGCAGACGAAGCGCGATCCCGCCGTCAATGGCAGGCCTTTCCACGGGCCGTCGCGGCAGACGCCGGTCCATAGCTTGGTCGTCTTGATGGGTTCGGGCCTGAACGGGGTCACGGCACAACTCTCCAATCCTGGGCCAGCATGTCGGATTGGCTCGCCAGCCAACCCATCAGGATTTCGCCGGTCGCCGTCTTCATGATGAAGCAGGGCAGGACGGTAACTCTCCCATCGGGCTGGGTTTTGGCGTAATCGCGGGCGACCTTCGACCAAAGCTGCTCGTGGTAGACTACGCGCGGTCCCTCCACGCCCGACAGGGCGATCCACATATCCTTGCCGTTCCAGCCCTCGCGCTGGACTTTGCAGCCGGCCCGCATTTGCAGGATGGCCGTGCCAAAATCCATGCTGTAGGGATTGATGGACGTCATACGGTCGTTCTCAACTACGGTCATGGCGCAATGCTCCAGTCTCTGGCCAATACGTCAGCTTGGGAGATAGTCCAGATGGTCATTTCGCCGTTGGCCAGCGTCATGTAAAGACACGCCGGCGCGCCGTCGGGAAAGCGGGCCTCGACCCATCTGCCGCTCCACGCCTTGCGCTGAATGCGGTGGCCCTGCTCCAATTGGAGAAGCGCGGCGCCGAAATCCATGAAGCGGACCTGGTTGGGATGAATATTGGTCGCGGTGACGCCCTCATTGCCGCTGGCGATGTGAGTGAAGCCCTCGCCAAAGGCGGCGACGTGCTCAAGATCGGGCATTAAGAGAGGAGGAGCTTCCGCCAGCTTCCTTTGGAGGTCGCCGGTCGATGGCGACAGGTAAGAAGGAGGCCCGGCCAGCGGAATGCCCTGCATGCCGGGGTCTTGGGGGTCGAATACGTCGAAATCGCCGGGCCGGCGGTGCGATCCGGCCACGGAAGGGTGATGGTGGAGCACTTCAGCGCCCCCGGTGGGGTGCGTTTCGTCCAAAGCAGCCTGAATCGAGGGTTTGATGCGGCTCGACTTATGGACCTGGTGCTCATGTTCGGTCTTTTTAGTCATTTTTTGCTCTCGTGCATGTCGCGGTGGGGGTGTTTTTCGGTCTTTTCATCGTGTTTTTCGTGTTTTTCAGGGGTTTTTGGGGCTGGAATCGGCTTTTCCGGAGCCTTCTCCGTCACGGACGTGGGGTTATTGCGAAAAAACATGACTTTTCTCCCTTTTTCAGCCTGGATAGAGCGGCTCCAGCGGCCTGGTGCGGCCATACTGGACTTCCTCGTTCATTTCCGCCAACCTTTCGTCGGACCGGGTCAGCAATCCGCAGTCGCGCAGGTGGCGAATCGCCTGTGATGTGGTGTCGGTAAGATCGTCATGCAGCGCCTTGGGGAAGGAAGCCACTTGCCTGATCACCATTTCCGCCCATTCCTTGTCTGGAGCGTAGACCATGCCTTCCGCAAACAGCGGCTGAACACTGTACAGCCGAGCAAGTTTATCCTGGTTGCCTGGATTGATCAGGTGAACCGCCCATGGCTCATGTCCGTAAAGACGGCGCATCTCCTGCGCGACCGATATGCCGCTCGCCTTGGCCTCGACCAGCAGGCGGTCAACCTTCAACTTCTTGCAATGGAGGGCCACCTTGGCGACCAGGTCGGAAAGACTGAGGCGCTCGGTCCAGGCGTACATCAAAATGACGCGCGGCGCGGCGTCGAGGTGAGTGGAGGCGCCGCCTTCAGGCATTTCCTTCGGGTGACCGTAGCGATCCACCAGCCTGGTGGCCTGGTTGCGGGTGTCGCCTGAAAACACCCCCCACACCGTCATGGCGCTGGGGTCGTTCTCCTGCTTCAGACCGTAGGCGGTGTCGATGGAGGCGATAATAAAGTCGAGCGCCGGAAATTCCGGCCTGTCCCACAGGATCCAGTCGGCGTCCTTGATGACGCCGCCTCCTCGCGGGACTGGGGCCTGCTGCATTTGGCCGGCGGTGGCGAACGGCCCCATGATCCGCTCTTCGCGTTCGACCACGTCGAGGGGAAAACGGGTCGGGAAATAAAGCTCGCCGGGGATGGTGCGGGGGTCTTTGTAGCCGAGCATGGTGGGGTGGGCGCGGTCCGGATCGTAGCGCATCGGGATCATGATGTGATCGTAGCCGAGCTTCTTGTCGAGGATCATTCCGGACAGATCGGCCTCGTGCAGCCGCTGCATGATCACCACGATGGCGCTCTTGCGCGGCGAATTGAGGCGGGTCGGCACCGATTCCCTGAACCACAGGTTGACGCTCTCGCGGGTGCTGTCGCTGTTGGCGTTCTTGACGCTCAGAGCGTCGTCGATCAGGACGCGGTCGGCCCGGTGACCGGTATCCGCTCCCGCCGCGACCGCCCTGCGCCATCCGGAGCGGGTGTTTTCGAACACCGTCTTGGAGTTCTGGTCGCCGGTCAGTTCGACCAGGTCGCCCCAGTGCTTCTGATACCAGGCGGTGGTGACCAGCCGGCGCATGCGAATGCTGTCGCGCTCGACCAGGTCGATGTTATGGGACGCGCAGAGATAGCGCATGTGGGGCATGGCGGCAGGCCCCCATTCCCAGGCCGGCCAAAACACATTGAGCAGCAGGGATTTCATGCCGCCGGGAGGAATGTTGATCAGGAGACGGTTGTAGGGCTTGCCATCGACCTGGGCGCCGTCGGTGATCGCCTCCAAATGTTCACAGATGAACGGCAGGTGCCAGTTGTCGAGCATGGGCTGGCCCGGCTCGACCTCTTTCCAGGCCCGCTTGACGAACTCGTGCAGGGACCGCTCGCACATCTCCTTGTCCATGCGGTCGAGGACATCCTGCGGATTGACCTTTTGAAGATTGATGGACGTCATCCGAACAGCACCCCGTTAAACTCCGCGATCTCGAATGAAAACTCGGCAAAATGGGGATCCCAGTCGGGATCGACGGCGCGCCAGGCGTGAACGCAGGAGGAATAGTTGGAGTAATTCATCGGCTCCCAGTCGTCGGAGCCGTGAACATGGAGGCCCAGCTTGATCTCAAAAGTGTTCTTCATTGCAACTCCCCGATAATGCGCTTGATCTCTTCGGCGGGAAGCCGCAGCCAGGCCGGATCGCAAATGGCGTGAATAGCAAAAACGTAACGGGCCTCAGCGAAGTCGCGGGCCTGTTCCTTACAGATCGGCCAGAGGTATTGAATGTCGATATTCCGGAGCCTGGCGCACCACCAGTCCTGGAGCAGGGTGATCGGATTCATAGATGCCCCGCCGGCGCCCAGACCTTGAGATCCTTGATCGGGAAATAAAACGCCGCCTCCCTGGAGGGGCCGGCGGGAATGACCTGCATCATCCACTCGCCCTCGAGAAATTGAACATTGAGCGGGAATATCCGGCCTTCGTAAGGGCTTGGGCCGGCGACCGTGATATCGACCAGGGTCTTGGCGGGCTGGATGTGTTTAGGCATCGTCGTCGTCCTCCGGATTGCAGCTGGAATGTCCTATCGCCTTCATCAGGGCCTTCTCGGCAATGAGGATCTCGTCCGAGGACAGATGGGAGACATCAATCTTGGTCAAATTGTTGATATTGACCTGCGAGGTGGTGTCGATCATGCGGCGGTCGCCATAGAAGCGGGGGGACCGCTTCACCGCCAGCCACTCCCTGGCATGGATGCGATGCGGCAGCTTGGCGATGTCGAGATCGGTCGCCGCCTCGTCGGCAATGGTCACGATCTCGCGGGCGATGTCATCCGCGTATAGCTCTCGCGCCGCCGCGAAGGCCCGCGCAAATTCCGGATGCTCCTCCAGCCAATAATACATGATCCGGGCGTTGGGCGCCCAGACCTCCTCCAGCGCAATCTGCCGCAAGGTCTTGCCATTGGTGACCAGATCGCAAATCCGCTCCCCGATAGCGGGGGTGTAGATACTGGCCCACGGCGGCTTGACCTCCGGGGGCGTCGGCGCCGCCCTGGTGGATTGCGCTAGTTCGAAGCGAGCTATGCGCCGGTTTTGCTTTTTGGTGGGCATGGCGTGGGCCTCGTCGGTCGGGGGTGCTGGAGTATATGAGGGAAATGGGCTTGCCGGCAAGAGCGAAAACAGGTTAGACAGTAGAATACGGAGGAGGAGCATATGATGGGTAGACACAGAGCGCCGGAAATGCAAGGGGACGACTGCGGGGGGTACGACCCCTTCACCCAGATCACCAAGCCATACGACTACAGCCGCCACGGCTTCAAACTATCGAAGTGGGAAACCCGCATCCTGCCAAGGGTGAACCTGTGCGTGTGGGTCGCGGATAAACAATTCGAGATCTATATGACCTACGCCGAGGGCGTCCAGGAGAGCAAGATCGACCTGCTGGAGGCGATACGGTCGCATATCGACACCTGGGAGGGGGACTCGGCGGGGGAAATGAACGATACGTTGGAAGCCTTGGAGAAGCTCGTCACTGGGCTGAATGACCTCATGGTCAAAGTTAGGGAGAAAAGTTCAAAACTGTCTGGGGCTATTTGAACCGGGAAATGAACACTCTCATTCATTTCCCAAAATCCATGAGAGTGTCCGTTTATTGGTCAACAACCGAATACGATTATTTATTGGGTGAAAAATTTGAGAAAAATTTTTGGGGCTTATAGTATACTCTAGGCCGCCTATTAGCGGGGGTACCCCCGGTCGTTTTTTACTTCGAGGCCTGTCGCTGCCCTGTCAGCACCCTGCCAGAACAGACCGGGAACAGGCGTGTCAGAGGGCTGTCAGCCCTCTGACAGGCCTGGGCCTGGCTAGGCCTGGCGCGCCAGCGCCTCGGCGTAGGCGGCGGCGCCCTCGGCGGCGACGCTTGGCTCGGTCCAGCCCAGGGCGCGCGCCTCGTGCTCGGCGTAGGTGCGGGCGCTGCGCGCCGCCTGCTCTGCCCGGCTGATCCAGCCAGGCTCGCCCGTCATCAGCACCCGGATCTCGCTGTATTCGTTCCGCTCGCGGCGCAGGCGGGCGATCTCGTCGCGCACATACTTGGGCAGGATGCGCCCCTCGTGTATGACGCGCCAGGCGTCGGATCCTTTGTGGAAGGGAAGGCCTTGAACTTGCAGCATGTGAGCGCCTTTCGTGTGCGGTTGTTAACTGCCCTTTATATGCCTGGCGTCAATCTAGTTGTCAAGCGCAAAAATAATTTATTTTAATTTGTAAACCTAGTTGACAGGCGCATACGCTGTGGCTATATTCGGGACAGTTCAACGCCGCAGACAAAAAGGCCTCTCCACATGATCCGCACCGCCTCCGACATGCTCGCCGCTCTCAAGTCCAATCGCTTTTGCGGCGTCGTCCTTTATCGTGGCCCGTCGATGATCGACGGCGCCCCGATTGTCGCCATCGCCAACAAAATCACCTCGGCCAGCACCAACGTCAAGACGGGCGCGATGGTGCAGACCTTTATCATCCGCTCGGATGTGTCGCCGGTCGTCGCGCTCAAGAGCGGCCTTGACAGCAGCGTGTGCGGTGACTGCCTCATGCGCCCGTATTTGGGTGGCGCCTGCTACGTCAACGTCGGGCGCAGCGTTCGCAGCGTATACGAGACGCTAATCCGTGGCGACCGCTACGCCGAGCCGGGCGTCGATTATGACGTTGCCATCCTTCCGGAATTGTTCGCCGGCCTGGGCTTCCGCCTCGGCACATATGGCGATCCAGCTGCTGTGCCTTTCCAGGTCTGGCGCGCCGCCACGCTTCGCGCCGCCTTCACTAACGGCTATTCGCACCAATGGCGCGACGCTCGTTTCCAGGCGCTCAAGACCATCTGCATGGCGTCATGCGACAGCCTGGCCGACCTGGCGGACGCGACCGCCGCCGGCTGGCGCTCGTTCCGCGTCCGCACCCCGTCGGAGGCTAAGGCCAAGGGTGAAGTGATCTGCCCGGCGTCGAAAGAAGCCGGCGTGAAGACCTCCTGCGACGCTTGCCAGGCCTGCGGCGGCACCAGCGCAAAGGCGAAAGCGTCCATGGTGATCATCGCCCACGGCGCCACCGCCAAGCGTTTTGTTGGCGCCCAGGCGTAAATAATTCGACAACTGGGTTGACAAGCCTGTCAACCCAGTTTACATAAGAGACACCGAACAGGAGCACACGTTATGACCACTTCCCCGACACTCGCCCGCACCGTTAACGACCGCGCCGTCCTCGCCATCATCACAGGCGCTCGCAGCGACCTTGATTTCACCGCCGGCGGCCACATCATCCATTGCGGCAACCGCGAAGAAAAAGACCTGTCGCTGCGCCTGAACAGCCCGATCCTCATCCGCGTCGAACATGACGCCATGCATTTGACCGCAGAAGGCGCCGATTTCATCCTGGAAAACCTGGACGGCTGCATGTCCAAGCATGACATGAAGGCGCTGCGCGATTTCGAGCGCGCCTCGTGGAAGGCCTATCAGGCCGAACGCCTGGTGATCGATCAGCACATCCAGGCCGCCGTCGATGCCGCCGACTTGGTCGCTGAGAGCCAGGACGGCGGCAGCTACGACACCCAAAAGGCCGCTTTCGACGTCGTTGACGCCGTGCTCCTGGCCGCTGAAAGCGCCCTGACGCAAGCCGGCTTCCGCCAGGTTCGCGCCGCTTATGGCAAGCGTCGTTCGGTCCACACCGACGCCAAAATTGCCGCCATCAAGGCCCGCAACGCCGCCTCCCTGGCGCGCTAACCAAAGGAAAACCGCCATGATTCTCGCCCAAACCTTCAAAACCGCCCGTGGCGCCGCCGATCAGGCGGCCCATCGCCAGGGATGCGCCGACGACGCTTTCAAGCGCGGCGACGCCGCCTTTCGCTACGCCTTCCGCATCGTGCGCTTCAACCATGACAGGCGCGACGAAGGCTTGGCGATCACCCAAAACGCCGCATATACCTGGCGCATTGAAAAGACGAGGGTCAAATGATGGACGCCACCGAATATTGCATGGCCTTGCGCCACCTCAAACTAACAGGGCCGCAATGCGCCGCCCTGTTCGGCTACTCTCGGCAGACCCACTATCAGCACTGGCAGCATATCGGGCCGCCATTGCCTGTCGCAATGTTCCTGCGCCTCATGATCCGCACCGGCATGTCACAAAAACAAGTCATGACGTATACGAAATCGTGACCTTTAACGAAAGTCAACTAGATTGACGCCTCCGGGCGTCTTTCTTTCGTTTAGGGGTTTGCTTAGGTGTTTGAAATAAAACCCCTGGCAAACAAACCCCTAGCCTTAAAACCATGATTCTAAAGGCCTTTCTCGATTTTAGGGGTTTTAGGGGTTTTACGAGCTACCTTTATATAGAAAAATCATTCATATGTGTCTCATATTAAGACATAAGATATAAAAAATATTCCTTAAATATAAAATAAAACCCCTAAAACCCCTGTATTACGTCCTAAACCATTGATTTAACAGGAAAAATGGTTAGGGGTTTGCTCAAACGCAAACCCCCATAAAACCCCCAAAATTTTCCCCAAACCCCTAACACTATTCGAACCGCCAGACCGTCTTTTCGCCCTTAAACTGTGTTCGCTTGGCGGCCTGGCGCAAGAAAATTTCCTTACCCTTTTCCCACAATGGCCTATCGCGATGCTTGAGCAGGAACCGGCCCAGCCGTTTCGCAAACCGGCTTGCTTTGATGCGGTGCAGTTCAAATTCATCTATGAGGTGATCGAGCGCCGCCTGAGCCGGGCTAGGCGCGCCCACGCTCCCGAACGTGCTCCCCGACGCCTGCGCTTTCTCCACAAGTTCCGCGACCGTGAACGGCTTGCCGTCCATCACCGCCTTGACCGCCAGCAGCGTGTCGCTCCATTGCTCATGATCGGCGTCCATCGCCTCAAGCACCGCCCTGGAATCGTCCGGATCAAAATTAGTGACCGCCTTGCAAGCTTCCCTGACCACCCGCGACCAAGCTTCGTAATTCTGCGACGGATCGAGCCTGGCCGGCCTGGTGCGCCAGTTATGGTCTAGGACCGTCAGCGCGGCCCCCAGGACGCGCCCGTGCGCTGCCGGGTCTGCATACATGGCGTCCAGGTCCAGCCGGCAGGCCTCGGCCTCCCACTCCACCCTGTCCGCCGCCTTGCGCGGATCCAGGTTCGTGCGCAGCACCCGCCGCACCATGTCCTTGCTCACTTCGACCGCGCAGCCGGTGACCGCAAGCGTGGTCGCGTCCGTCCTGACTGTCTTGTGATCGTCGTTTTTGCCGAACCGCCGGATTTTTAGCTCTGGCGTGGTCGCGCTTAGGTAGGTTCGCATCGTCGGAAAGTTCGGCATCTTTCCATGCGGCACATCATCGAGCAAAAGCATCCCGCTCGCCTCCGTCATCAGCGCCGTCTCGAAACGCTTGCTTAATTCCTCTTCGCCCTTGTCCACGCCGCACGGGATAAGGTTCATGGGTTGCCCCGAAAACAGCCCCAGCTTGCCGGCCAGAAAAGTTTTGCCGGCGCCATAATCCGGCGCGTCGATCACGTAAGCCGGCCCCACGCCAAAGGCCCCGCGCGCGATCAGCGACAGGAACAGCGCCAGGCCCACCGATTCGCTCACGTCGTCAGCGAACGGAAACAGGGCCAGGAAGTCCATCAGCACCTTCTTGGCGTCGTCAATATGCATCAGCTTGACGTGGCCGCGCATCGCCCCCTGGACCGTAAACACGATTTCACCCGCCGCCGTCTCCAGCGGCCCGTCATCCATCAGCAGCCGCCCGTCCCTGCCGAAAGACGGCGCCGTCGATACCGAGCGCAGCCACGGCGTCCCCACTGTGCCGGCATTGGTCCGGAAGGCCTTCACCACCGCCTTAATCCCTTCGCCCTTGGGCAAGGCGCATTTCACCCAGGCGTCGCGGTCGTCAATCCAGGCCTCGCGCCCGTGATTGTGCGCCGCGCGCCTGGCCCAGATCGAGGTTTTGGCGCCCTCGACCTTCAGCCCGCCGGCGCCCCTCCACGATATGTCCTCGCCGTTGGGGTCGCGATTGATCACGATATGCGACGGCCCGCCCTCGTCCGGGATCCTGACCCGCTCCCAGGTTGTGACCGCGTCCCCGATCATCAGCCGCACCTCGCAATCATCCGGAACCGATACCCGCACTTGCGGCGGCGTCGGATCCTTCAACGTGCCCTTTGGCGCCGCCGTGCCATGCGCGCCGGCGGACGGCATCACCCGCACCACATCGCCGGCCATGTTGCGGTAAAGCGAACCACGCCAGGACAGGGTCGCCGCCTCCGCGATCAGCGCCGCATATGACGTGTCTGTGCCATGGCGCAGCACATGCCGGCGCTCAAGGGTCCGGTGCAGCGTGGCGAGGGCGATCCTGTAGCCGTCATGGCCGATTGAGGTGACGTTTGGCGCTGGCCCAGGCCCGCCCATCTTTGCCGCCTCGGCGTTCCAGTCGATTTTTGGCTCTGCGAATTGCTGCCCGTCCGACTTAGCCACGCCATTGTCGAATTGTCGCAGGTCTTTTTGATTTTCGCCCAGGGCGTCCGACACCTCGGCCCGCACCGCGTCAAAATCAATGCCGCCATCGCGCAGCGCGAACCCGGCCCAGCAGCCGATTTCGAAAGCTTTGGTCCCGCGCCCCGTGCCAGGCGCCATGCCGGCCAGGACGGCGATCTCGCGGTTCAGGTAAGCTTCGACCGCGTCCAGGATATGCTCCGGGATCTCGACGCCCTCCGGATAGGCCTGGGCGCGCGGCGACGCCCCGCCGACGCCTGACGCCCGCCGGGACCAGCCGAACGGCTCCAGCGCCCGCGCTATCGATCCTATCAGCGTCTCGATGTTGTTAATTGCCGGCCAATCATCCGGCGCCATTTCGAAAATGCGCCGTTGCTGCGAATCGGCGTCCCAAAAATACATTTTGCCGGTTTCGGGATGGATGCCGAAAATCACCGCTTGTTTGCCCTTGCCCAGCACCTGGACCTGGATTTTTTCCTCGCCGGCGCCGTTGTAGCGCACAAAGGGATAATCCCGCGAATAAGCTTCGGCCAGGGGCACACGCGCGATCATCTTAAATTTTGGCTGATTTCCATAGCAGGTCGGCCCGTCTGGCATGACGCCGCGCACCGCCTCGGCAGGGGCCAGAAATGGGATATCGACGTCGATGGACACCAGCGCCATGTCGTCGCCCACTTCACGGCCCAGGGGCAGGCCGATATTGCCGCCGGCCAGCATGCGCTCGCGCATGTCGCTCTTGCTGTATTTTCGATCCAGCCAACCTTCGTCTGTCGGGATCTTGCCCTTGACCGGGATGATGGGATAGCCGGCGTCGATCAGCAAATCGGCATAATTAGCCATCATCTGAAAAAACCGATATTGCGAGCCGCCCCCGCCGCCGCCCTTGCTTCCGCCTGAACCGTGATCTATATTCGACATCTAAGTCGGTCCCTTTTCCATCGTTCGGGTCTGCCTTTTGGGTGTGTTGTTTGGGCAAAAACTGCAAACGGGGGCGCAAGCCCCCGTTTCTTTGTCTATCGCCCGACGCTGTGAAAACCACAATTTCCAGTGTCTTCCCATGTGCGGTATTTCGCCACGATCCTGACAATCACCGCCTCTTGCTTTTCGCTCGGATGGCGGATGCCTCGGTCGATCAGGTCAACGACAAAATTTTGCTCCCATTGCGTCAGCATGGACACGCCGTGCCGGTCGAACATATCGCGCAGGATGTCCATCCAGGGCGGCGGTGGGGGCGAGGGCTTGGCCCCCCACGGCGGCGCTCCCCAAGCCCAGGGATCGGGATTGCTCGACGCCCGTGCGTTGGCTGCTGCGTTCCAGAAGGCGGATCGATCCTCTTGCTGCGGGCGCGGCGCCGACGTTGCCGTAAAGCCTGCGTCTCGATGGCGCTCCAGCGCGATGCGCTTGGCCTTCTCTTCTTCGGCCTTAGCCAGCGCCACCGCGACCGCCTCTTTGGCGACCTCGACCATGTGCAAGGCGGCGTCGAGCCTATACTGCAGCATGCCGCCGCCGCCCCCGCCAAAAACCGCCGCCATCATTTCTGTGACGTTGTGGCCCTGCTTTTTTGCGTGAATGCAAAGCATTCTTGCAGCCGCAGCAGCCTCGCCATCGTGTTCGCTCGACAGCATGGCGATAATTTTCTTGATCTTTTCAACATCATAGTCAGCCATCGCGCAAAGCTCTCCCGCCCCTGCAAAATGCAAGGCTGTTCGTTGACAATGATGACGGGGGAGCCTAAATTGCTGTCAAGTCAGCGTCCACTGACTATTCTCCTGTCGTCCCGTCGTCCGTTCTCCCGGTGGTAGTGCAGACCAAGGCCCCAGCCGCAAGGCCGGGGTCTTGTTTATTTGGGGCGTCCAACTTAGGCCCGGATTTCAATTCTGTCCAGCGCCAAGCAACCCCTCCAAAGCGCGCGCCGCCTCCCGGACCCGCTCCTGCGCGATCACCCCCAGAGCCTCCTGGGCGTCCTTTGGCATGGCGAACTCACCCCTGGCCCAGCGCCGAACCGTACGCGGCGCCACGTTCAAGCGCGCGGCCAGTTCCCCGATCCAATGAGCGCCGAACAGGTTCTGGCCCACGGTTTCCAACATTTCAGGCGTCATCGGCTGTTTCCTCCTTTTCTTCAATCGGCTGGCCCAGATCGCAGCCCGAATCGCCGCGCGTGAACCTGTCGGGAATATAGCCCCCGTTGGCGTCCATAATAGCGCCAGGCGGCAGCTTGATGTTGCAGGAGCCGCGCCACTCCCACGGCTTGGAGAGCGGATCGTAGAACCGGCACTGATTACATTTCATTGTCATGCATCCAGGCTCGCATGTTGGACAGGGAGCGCACGGCGCAGTCGGAAATGTCGGCCATGATGGCGTCGGGCTTGTCGGTCTTCATGCGCTGCATGGCCGAGACGATCAGCAGCATGCCAAGGTTCAGCAGGAACTTTGGCGGCGCCAGCGCCAGGTCGCCCTTCAGCAGCCGCGTCAGCATCATGCCGAGCGTGAGTTTCTCGAGCATGCTGATATTGCCGTAAAAAGTCGGCGCATGCCTGTCGAAGTTCATTTCCGTGCTCATCAGTTTGTCCTCTCTTGGGTGTATTTGCGCAGGTTTTCCAGCGAAGCAAAGGCGCAATCCCGCACCTTGTTGAGCGTCGCAATCGGGTCGGGGCAGGCGTCCATGCCATTGACGCCCATGACGATCAGCAGCATGCCGACGTTGATTATGGCGTCGGGCGGCAGAAAGCTCAGATCCTCGCCCACATCGACTGCGGCGGTAATGATTGGCTCTTCCATCCCTTCGACATTGCCGTAGAGCATGGGCGGAAAGGGAAATTCGGGTCTGTTGTTCATTGGGTTCTCGTCCAGTTCAGGGTGATGAGGGTTGCAATTAAGCCGGCCAGCATGGTTTTGGGCGCGCTGGCCGCCAGGAGAATGATGATAAAGGCGAGGGTCAAGCCCCCTCCCTGACCGGCGACATTTCGCCGTCGATGATGACGTAGTTGACCGGGTCGCTGCTCTCGACGGCCCGGTGATCCTCGGCCAGGGTCCAGCGCATGAACAGGCTATGCGCGCTGATTTCGGCCTCTTCCTTGGTCGCGAACACCAGGCGATTGTGCTCCCAGTTTCCGCTGATTTTAACCTCCGGTTTCCAGTTCATTGGTGCGACCCTCCAATGGTCAAGACGAGAGCGACGACAGCCAGCAGGGTGATCCAGCCCATGACGCGCGGGAACAGGCCCCAGCACAGCACGAAAATCCCGAATCCGATCATGAAATGCATTGCAGGATCTCCTCGGCGCCGTACACCGCCCGCTTGCCGCAGGCCTCGCAGACGTATTTCCTGGCGTCCGGTTCGCAGCCATCCTGCTCGCCGCCGCATGCGATGCAGAAGCCCGGATTGTCCAGGCAATGATCGCGGCGCTCGACCGCATCCAAGAGGCGGTCAATAGTAATTGACGGGTGTGTTTTCATTTTTACCTCCTAAATACCGCCGCGATCACCATATAGATAATCGCGAATCCCACGATAAGCATCCACATAGTCTGCATCATTGCTTCACCCATCTTGCGTTGATCTTGTTGTAGGTGTCCCATTGCTGAATGCCCCAGCCACGGCACTTCTTGAGTGCGTCCGAGTAGTGGACGCAGGTCCAGGCGTCAAATTCCTTCTCAGCGCCGGTGGTGTGGTTCTCCACAAGCTCGACCCGCTTCTTGGTGTTCGACACATAGCTGATGCTCAACAGGTAAGAGCCGTCGTTATGCATGACCCGCGACAGGTTCAGCTTGCCGTAGCTCTCTTTCGACCAGCGAGCGGCCTGATCGACGTAGTCGCCCCAGGAGCCAGACCAGTTGATCGTATTGCTGGCCGGCGCCGGCGGCGCAGCAGAAGGCCTGGGCATGGACGCGGGCGCCGCAGCCGCCTTGGGTTTGACCGGCACGATATCGACGCCCATGCTGCGCAGGTCCGCGCTATCGAGCCAGGACACCTCGCTGTTGCCGGTCATCGCCAGCTTGCCCAGGATCGCCGGCGGGACGCCGTACTCTTTCAGATCCGCGATCATCAAGAGCGTGACCTTGGCGGCGCTGGTGTCCTCTTTGCCGTTCATGCTGGCCCCATGGACGCCGATCTTAGCGTCGGCCATGACCAGCTTTTCCTTGCCGGCGGCCAGGATCAGAAAGCAGGACGAGGCGCACATATCGCCATTGGCGACCATGACGGTGTAGCCCTGCTTGGCGACAATGATCGCCATGGCCTCGGCGGTGTAGACGTTGCCGCCAGGCGAGTTGAGGCCGATCCCGGTGACGGTGTGGCCGGCCTTGGCGATATCGGCCAGGCGGGCCTCGAAAACCGTTTCTTCGCCATAATTGATGTCGCCCTCGACGGCGAGGATGTCGCCGCTCGGCATGTTGACGATCTTGTATTCGGCGGCCTGGGCCGAGACGGAGCACAGCAGGGAAGCCAGGAGAGCAAGCTTTTTCATCAGAGAAATCCTCAGATCTTGGTGGCGCATTCCGGACCAATGCCGGAAGCGATGGAAGCGGGGACGGTCAATTTGCGACCGCAGCGGCAGCACTTGCCCTCGTGCCAGAACTCGACCACATCGGGCAGGCTCGCGGTGTTCAGGAACTTGGAGAACCAGGCCAGGGCCTTGGCCGACGGCGCCTCGGCGCTGATCGTCGATTTGCGGCCATGCTGGAACCCGCGCATGCCGACGAACTGGCCCAGGTAGGTGTAGGAGGCCTCGTTGTCGGCGCCGGTCAGGACCGACACGAAAAACAGATCCTTGCCTTCGTCGCCGCAGTGACGCGCCTTGAAGGTGTAGCGAGCGCCGGTCTTGGCCGACACCAGGGTGAAAGTGGCGTTGCCGGCGAACAGGAACTTGTTGATCGCGGCGATGTCTGTGAGGCGGGCGGTGGAGAGTTTCATCGGTGTGTCCTCGTTGCTGATGTCCCCTTATAGGACACACCGTGTTCGCCTGTCAACCTGATTTCAGAAAAAATTTTCAACCAGGTTCACATAGCCCAGGATGGCGAGGGTCGCGAGGGCGACCAGGATGGCGTCTTTCCAGAAGGCGCTCATCAGCGTTCTCCCCCGCTCTGAGACACCTGGAACCCGCGATCAGCCAGCCATTCGGCCAGGTCCGCGCCAATCGGGCGCCAGTCGGCCTCGACCTTGGCGTAGACCGCGTCCGCGAACTCGTCGATCACCTCTTTCGAGGTGCCGGCGACCAGGTCGATCTCGATGATCGAGACGATCTCGTCGTCATACTGACCATCGACCAGATCCTTGAGCAGGGCGTCGAAGGTCAGGTCGCAGAGCGGGTTCTCGCGAACCCAGTTGCCCTCTTTCTTGAGGTAGGGGCCTTTGGAAATGGGGAGGTAGATCTTGGACATAGCAGGAAATCCCGTTTGGGTGGGGGGCAGGCGGGGGCTTTCGCCCCCGGTTAGAAATTCCAGGGCTTGATGCCGCGAGCCTTGCAGATCTTGCGGGCTTCGCGCTTGCTCCAGCAGATGATCTGCTCGCCGTCCCGAAAATCCTTACCTCCGTAAGGGGTCTTCGCGATGATGAGGACGTTTCCGTAGAAGTAACCGAACATTTTGTGCGCCTCGTCGTTGTTGATGACCCTTTATAGGACACAACGTGATCGGGTGTCAACAGCCTTTTCGAAAAAAGTTCAAGATTCGTCGGGCAAGGGTTTTTCATCAGCCCAGTGGGGCGAGGAATAGAGTTGCGGGATGAACCAGCCGCGCTCGTGCGCCAGCCGGCCTTCGGTCGTCCAGGCGTAAAATCCGATTTGGTTTTCGCCACGGCTGGTGATCCAGCGATTGTGAAGCAGGCAGTGCATTCCTTGCCCGAAGATGCAGCACCTGCCGGGGCTGAAGGTGCTCCACCGGGTGCCAGTGGCGATCACCGCGCGCCCGCCGTTGTCGGCCATGCTCTTGAGCACGGCCTTTTGGGTCTTCGTCAGATAGCGACGCTTCATGCTTCGGGTTTCCTTGCATCGACGACGCGGATGAACTGGTGGGTTTTATGCTTCAGAGCCTGGGCAGCGACCTTCTGGCGCGCCTGCTCGAAAGTGTGGGCCATCGTGAGATAATGGACGCGGAAAGGGCGCAGCGCCCCTTCCCTGGTCACCAGGACCGTAACTTCAAACTTGCGCATGGCCATCACTCCGCGTCGGCGTGGTGGGCGACCCAGTTGGCCAGCGCCTGGGCCTTGCCGGCCCGCTTGAGGCAGTCGGCATGGTTGGCCGAGAATCCGGCCTCCCTGTAGCGCGCGGCGCGACGGAGGTAAATTTCCTCCGCTTCGTGCAGCGCCAGGATGGCGGTGCGAACCTCGTCCGCAGTGAGCGGGATATCGGTCAAGCCCATTTCGCTCATTTCCTTCGTCGTCATGCTTTAGATCCCCTTCCGGTGTTTGCTCAAACGCTGGCCGCCGCGCATTGCGCTGGCCTTGGTGGTGTATGCCTTCACCTCGCGGGCGCCTTTGGTATAGGCGCGGGCCACGATCCAGCGCCAATAGGTCTGTTCCGGCCACTCTTCGACCGTGACATTGTTGGGCAGGTGGGCCAGGATTCGGCGCTGCTCAATGTTCATCGTTCCGCCTCTCTTTTCCAGTTGCCCCATTCAGGCTCTTCGCCCTTGGCGTAGATCACGTTTGGACGCCCCGTCAGGCGATTGCGTCCGTCGAGCACAATCACGAACGTGTCGCTGCTCCAGTGGTATCGCCACTCGCCGGTGACGCGGCGCTTGCCGTTCACCCATGTGGCGCGCTTCATCTGCCCACCTCCAGGCCGTCGGCCAGCATGCCCTCGATCAGGGCCTGGACGAACCGGGCCTCGACGGCGAGGGCGCCGCCGAACCATAGCGCCGCGTCCTCGACGTTGTCGTCGATCCAGGTCTTGGCGTCCTCGGTGATGGGTCGAAAGAGCCACAGCGAGCCGTGGTCTTCGACGGAGACGTCAAGCTTCGCTTTCATGCCCGCACCAGATCGACGCCGCGCACGATGTGGTCCTTGTTGTGGAAACCACGGTTGACGAGGGCGCGAACCGCCGCCAGTTCGCTGCTGGCCCGCACGTCGAACGACGCCTCGGTCTTGGTGATCTTGCTGTAGAGCCGCACCGCGTAGAGCGGCAGGACGGGGGCCTCGAAAGCTTTGGCCTGCTGGCTGATCAGCGCCTCAACCAAACCGCGCAGGTAGGCGGCGTTGCTGTCAAACTTGACCTGGTTCTTTTCCTTGGCGCTGCGCTTCAGGTGGCGAACGCTCTGAGTGATTTCGTAAAGGGCGACTTCAAAGACGGACATTGATTTTTTCCTTTTTCGGATCTTCCGGGTCTGCCCCTTTCTCAAGGGGGCAGGTCCAGAGGGACAGAAAACACAGCCGACGCGCAGGACGCATCTCCGGGGGCGACCCCAGGGCTATTGAACCGAAGCTGTGTTTAGTAACAGGTGGTGTTGCAGTACCGCTGGTTGCCGTAGGTGTTGCAGGTCGTGGTGCAGGTTCCAGCGTGGGCCTTGGCGACGATGCCGCCGACGATGATGATGGCGAGCAGAAGGCCGGGAATGTAGAACTTTTTCATGCGTGTTCCTCTTGGTCGGACGAAAGTGTCCGCGAAATGGGGGCGCCTAAACCCCCACCGCACTGAGACTTCAATCAGGCGCTGATTTCCTCCAGCGCCTTGACGACCAAGGTCTGCATGGCCTTGGCGATGATGGTGACGCGCTTGCCTTCGATGGTCTTGGCGCGAGCCTTGTACCAGTCGAGGCCGAACTCACCGACGAGCATTTCCTTGGTCAGGCTGTCCTTGGGAGCGTCCGCGATCTTGATCGTGCAACGCTGGCCCTCGACCACCGGCTGGCCCAGAGCGAGCAGTTCGGCGTGGAGCGCCTTGACCTCGGCATCGGCCTTGGCGGCGACGGCCTTGGCGGCCTGGTAACGATCAGCGAGAGTGTGGTTCATGGTCTTGGCCCCTGGAGAGAGCGGCGGGTCAATTCCCGTCCGCTGATGACCCCTTATAGGACATGGCGTGTTCGGTTGTCAAACACCTTTTTGCATTTTTTCAAAATTATTTTCAAAGCGCCGTCCGATCCAGCGTAATACGGGGATCGGAAATGAGTTGCCAAGCTGCCGGTATCGATCCGAATCGGCCTGGCCGCCGGTATAACCGTCAGGAAAGCCCATCAGCCGCTCGGCCTCGGTCGGCGTGAACCGCCGCAATGTATCGTCAACACAAATAGCGCCGACGCCTATGCCGGCCCGGCCCCCGCTGGGCGTCAGCAGCACATTGGCCAGGCCATCCTGCCGCCATTCTATCTGCGCGCCGTCCTTGCGCCCCCTGATGGCGAGAGTGAAGGGTTGCTCCCCATCCTGAGCGCCTGGTGTATTAGCGCCCGGTACAGCAGGAAAGGGAGCATCTTGCGCTTGCGCAGGATGTTTATGCAGACCTGCGCGCTCAAATAAAACTGCAGCGGGATCGGCCCCACCTCCAAAATCGACGACAACGAACAGGCGACGGCGTCGTTGGGCGAGGCCGAAATGTTGAGCGTCGAGCACACGCCAGCAAAGGCGTCCCCTGGGACCGGAAGCCATACCTTGATCGGGCCACCTTCCGCCTCCTGGCAGAACGATGGCGTCGCCGCCGACAAGGCCTCCCAGGAAACAGCCAAAGGCGTTGTCTCGCATTGAGAGGACGCCGGGGACGTTTTCCCACAGGCAATTCCGGAGGCCGTTTTTTCGGGCGAGTTCATGCGCTAACTCCACAAATGCGAGGGCCAGGTTGCCGCGCGCGTCATCGAGGCCCCGGCGGACGCCGGCAACGGAAAAGGCCTGGCATGGTGTCCCGCCGACAAGCAGATCGACCGGCCCCAGCGCCGGCGTGAACAGCCGGGTCATGTCGCCAAAGTTCGGCACTTTTGGATAGTGGCGCGTCAGGATCGCGGTCGCCGCCGGATTGATCTCGGCAAAGGCCACCGGCTCCCAGCCGAGCGGCCCCCAGGCGACCGTGGCGCCCTCGATCCCGCTCGCGACGCTCAAATATCTCATTTCGGCTCCACGGGTTCGCCCTGGCCCGCCCAGCGCATGATGGCGCGGTAGACGCGCATGACCGGCCCCATGTCGCCTTCCAGCACCCAGCCGAGCGCCTGATAGGCCTCCACCAGCGCCCAGGGGACATACCGATACCAGTGCATGTCGCCGTCGTTCATTTCGGCTCCACGGATTTTTTCGTTTTCTTGGGCGCCGGCCCCCACAGGATGGCGGCAGCGGTGTTTAGCTGTTTAATCCATTTTTCGAACGCCTCCCGATCAGCAAATTCTCCTGATTCGATGGTGAGCCTGTCCTGTCGCGCTCCATCCATATTAATCCTCATTTTTGCATCCTCGCCGCGATCATGCCCTCAGCGTTCAGGGGCAGGCCGACAGCCCAAGCCGGCGTCCGCCGCATGATGGTTAAGATGTGATCCAATCGCTGCTGGGCGACCGCCTTGGGCGCCAGGGCGACCACGCTGTCGTAGATGTCGAGGATCAGGCGCACGTCGGGAAGCTCCTGCTCGATGCCAGCTTCGACAGCCACCAGGACGTCGCGCGCCGCGCTCTGGCAGGCAATCTCCATCAGCGCGCCACCCCAGGTGCGGCATTTCATCATGCGCCCGTATTTCGCCCTCCAGAAGCATAGCTGGCCCTCTTCGTCGAGGTGAGGCTTATAGTGTGGGATCACCCGGCCCGACGGCAGGCGCAGGGCCATGACATCCTCGGCGCCGCGATAGAGAAAGGCGATCTTGCCGTCGCAGACCTCGATCACCCGCCCGCGCTCGCGCAGGGCCAGCTTCATGGCGTCGCCCAGGGCGTACCAGGATTTTTGCAGAGGGACATTATCGGCCCGATAGCCTCGGTGGATCGCGGCGACCTGATCATAGGTGATGTCGCGCCTGTACTCGTAGGGCAGGTCTTTATCGACCTTGAAGGTGCGGAAAAGCTTGTCGATGCCGATCCCGTAGCCGCCCGACAGCACCACTTTTTTGTAGGCCTGGCGCTCTTTGGGATGGCTGTTTTTAGTCAATCCCGGAACCCCCATCGAATTGCCGGCGGTTTTGGCGTAAAGGTCGTCTCCCTTGGCGAGCAGGTCCAGCTTGGCCTGATCGCCGGCGAACCACAGCGACAGGCGTAGCTCGATGTTGGACAGATCGGCGTCGATCACCACGTCGCCCTGTGGAGCAACAATGGCGCCGCGCAGGACGTCCGATAGCTCGGTGTTGGTGAAGACGCCGTTTGGCTCCGCTTTCAGCCGCGCGATCACCGTCTCGGTGTCGTATTTGCCTGATGGCCGGGCGATGTTGAACATATTGACGCCCTCGGACGTCCCTCGTCCGGATCGAGCGCCGAAATAGCGGGTGGCGTCCTGAAACAGGCCGTTGACCTGCCGGTCGAGCAAAGCCTGGGCCTTGGTCGGCGCCGAGCCTCCGCTGTCGAAAAGATACGTCAGGATCCGCCAGGCGGAAAATGGCAGCGTTTCCAGATCGAGCCAGGTTTCGAGCGTCGCGCGCTGGGTGTTGCCGATATCGACGCCCTGCGTCTTGAGCCAGGTCAGGATCCGCGCGCGCTGGGTCAGGGCGGTGACGGCGCCGCCGGTGATCTCAAATAGCTCGCCGGCGATCTCGCGCTCGATCTCGGCCTTCTTGGCCGCGATTCGGTGACATAGCTCCAGATCGAGCGGCAACCCGCGAGCGTTTTTCCACCAGGTTCGCCGCCAGATCGCCATTTCCTCTGGCGGCAGCGGCGGCAGGATTTCATCGACGCTCTCAAGGCAGTGGATATCCTGGGCGTTGTAATCGATCAGGTGTCGAAAGACTTCCGGATCCTCGTTCCACGAGCCGTCGCGCTTAGGCTTGCAGGTCGCCATGACGAACTTGCGCCCGCCGACGGTCTTGCCCTGGACGCCGAGCGCGCGGCATAGCTCGTCCAGCCCGCCAGGGAGGCTCATGCGCTGGGCGCGCGCCATCGTGCAGTCGAATTGCTCCAGCCGCATGCCGCAGGGGCCGAGCGTCTTCGCAATCACATTGACGTCGAAATTGATGTGATGGGCGACGATGGTGTCGGCCTCGCCCAGGGCCTTGGTAAATTCGGCCATCGAGGCCCGCCCCATGCCGGCAAGGCTGGGGACGTTACAGGCGGTCATCGCCGGCGAAAAGGCGCCCTTCGGCGCCGCCCATTTCCACGCCGCCGTGGTGACCATGGTCGAAGGATCGGCGGCATACCGGCGGGAGCCGGCGTCGCCCAGTTCAACCCTAGAGCGGGTTTCGACATCGACGTAGAGCTTTTTCACGCGCCACCTGCTGGCTCGACCACACGATATTCGTAAATCTTCAAGCCCAAAACACGCCTGCGCAGCACGTCATATCCGCCGAATTTCTTCTTGCGCAGATCGCGAAGGCGCGCAGAAACGGACGCCTCCGGATCGCCGGTCAGGATGTGCAATTCGGAGAGGGTGTGCCACTCCCAATCGATCATGATCATCCAGACCCGCCGGCGCTGTTTCGCCGCCGATTCTTTCTCTTCCGGACCCCATTTTCCTGGTCCGCTGGTTCCTCCGCGATTGTCTGTCATTTTCCCTCGTCCAGTTGATCAAATTTATCGAGTTCATCAAGCATGCCGCGTAACACGGCGCGGAAGGCTTCCCGGTCTTCGCGATTGATCGCGCGATATTCCTTTGACATGGTCATAAATTCAGCAAAGCTGGTTGGGATGGTGGGGTGACCCATGACAAGTTTTCGCACGATGGCAGATCTGTTCGTAAACAAATTTTTTGCCTTTCCAGCATTAGTAGCGAGGCCACGTTTAAGCATTTCTTCAAAACGAGTAGTGACGGTCTGTTCAGTTTTCCCAACCGCCAGAGAAGCAGGCAGCGCGGTCATGGGGCCATAGTGGTAAAGCGCAAAGAAAATCTTGCGGTGTAAAAGACGAATGGTCGATGCTTCCAAAGGGGCGCACGTATCGCCGTCTGTTCTGCGTCTGCCGCCCATTAGTGCTTGACCCTCACGTCGTAGTCGTGCTTGACGACGCCGCGCTCCGCATTTCCGACGAGGCACGGCACAACATTAGTGATGCCACCGGAAGGCAGGCGGCGAATGTGGCCGCGACGCCAGTGCAGCCTGGGAGAGGCGTGGTGCCCGTGTCGCTCGCCGGCGAAAGTGTATTTTTCGCCGCCAATGCGGATGTGGACAGTGCGGATTTCACTGATCGGCGGGCGCCCTTTTTTGGCTCGGCACTTGTTCAATTTCTCTGGCGCAGGGATGACTTCAACCCCGACGCCTTTGGCCGACAGCATGACGGTCAGGGCCATGAACGCGAGCATGTGATCGCGCGCGTCTTCAATCGCTTCCGTCGCTTGATCTTTTGTTTCAACCGGTGGGTAACAAGCTATGTCGCGTAATTTGCAACCAACACCCTTAATTTCCTTAGAGCATTCCAGATCTTCTATTGCATAATGACTAAATACGGCGGCTCGGCCTATTTCATCTTTCCACATTCGAGCCAATGCAATACGAAACGCATTGTTCTTAAACTCCAAGCAGCCCAAAATCTGCATGGCGCCACACTCATAAGCGTATGACACATGCTCAAAGGGAAGCTGAAATTTTCCTAACGCAACTAGATCAACGGCGTAATTCTGTAGATCGACCCACTCGTCTCCAGAGATCGACATGATATCCCCAAAGTAGAATTGCTTCACGTCAGGTCCGAACTTCAAGAACCAATTGCTAACAACAGCAGGCAGTTGGTTCTTGAAGTCTAGGAGTTGATGCAGGCGCATTTTGGGTAGCTCCGGGCGCAGTTAGAAACCCCAGCGCGAACGCTGGGGCATCTTTTTGATTGGGTTTTGATTTTAGAAGGGATCGGCGGCCTTGGGACCGGCGCCGCTGAACGGCGACGGGCCACCGGTCGGATTGAACGGAGCGAAGGGCGGCGCCGCGCCGTTGCTGGCCGGCGGAAATCCACCGGCATTGAAGCCGGGGGCGTCGGCCTTGATGTTGATGCCGTGCTCCGCAGCCTGGCTGATCGCGACATCCCAGTCAGTGGGTTCGCCCGCCGTGTTGAGAGGCTCGCCGTGCGCCATGAAACAGACGCTCTGGAGATAGCACTTGATGCCGATATCATCGGTCATGCGCTTGGCGACGGACATGACGACGCCGGCGTAGTCGCCGTCGCCCCAGAGGCGCGTTCCGCCAAGCTGGATCGCCTCCAGCGGGGTGACGACGCCATCGACGCGCTGCTCGACCAGAGGCCGCTTGATCGTCGTATTGGCGCGGATGATCCAGTGATCCTTCGCCCAGGACGGGATCTTGTTCTTTTTGTTGGGGAGGGAGCCGTCTTTGACGGGGAACTCGATCCGCTCGAAAGGAACGTGAGCCATTTCGCGGCTCTTGATGACGCCGCAGGCATTGCGGAGGGCCAACAGCAGCGGCTCGTCGAACCAGTTCTGGGTGGTTTTGGGATAGCGGAGGCTCACAGACCAGGTTGGCTTTTTGAGCGGAGCGCCGGCCATGTCCACCGTTTCTGCCTCGTACAGGCGATTGGTGTAGACAAGCTGGGCATTCATGAGGATGACTTTTTGCAGTTCGCGGGCCATAGAGGCGCCCTTTCACAGTTTGCTTGGTTGCACGGTTACGCTTTACATTTACTCACGTAGATTGGCACGAGCGTGTTCGGCTGTCAATGCTCCATCAATAAATCAGTTTGGGGCTTCCCGTGGGCTTGAAGGCCAGCGTCTTCGCTAACTCCACGCCGGCTGAACCCATTTTCTCGGCCTGGGCCGGGCTGATCGGATCGACGCCGTTCAGGCCATAGGCTGCGATCAGCTTCTCGACCGCCATGCGGTCGTCGCCCCATTTGCGATGGGTCGAGGTCATGCCCATTTGGGCGCCGGGCACCTGCTGGCCGGAAGCGAATCGGGTGACGATATCCTTCTCCAGGGCCTTGCGCATGTCTTCCAGGCCCCGGAGCACGGTCAGCATGCGGACGGCGGTGGCGTTGGGGATCTCGTGCGGCAGCATCCGGACCGCCGTCATGATGAAAGGCAACATCTGCTGCGTGGCTTCGCAGTTGCCAAAGGCCGAGCAGTAGCGGCAATGCCGGCCAGGCTTCGGCCCCTCGCCGTGCATGCCGCGCTCGACCGCCGCCAGCACCTTTTCACGATGTTCCTCGACCAGGGCGAGCGGAACCAGGCTCTGCTTGACATCGCGCTGATCGCCGGCGGTGCGGCTGTTCGGCTGCACGATCACCAGGCGGTAAAACTTCGAAGGCCCCTTCTCTTCAAGCGTCGCCGCCGCATAGGTCATCAACTGCATGTTGCGGTCGGCGGCGACGTCCATCTGGCCGTTTTTATAGTCCAGGAGGGTCGTGACGTAAGGATCGGGCTGTAAGATATCGACGGTCCCCCACACGTCTTTCGACAGGTGTACTTTCTGCTCGGCCAAAACGGTCTTCAGACCGCCGAGTTGATTGACAAAATCGAGCACCATTTCGATGCCGTAAGCAACGTCCTCGTCTTCACTTTCGGGGATCGGTTCGCCGGCGATGGCCTTCTCGATCAGGGTGTGGACGCGGGTGCCCTCGCGGGAGGCGTCGCTATCGTGATTTGGGAGGGTGGCGCTGATCATGGCGCTGAAGGGACATTCGAGCCACCTGGCGGCGGACGAGGGCGCAAAATTGGCGTGGGCTGACATGGGGTTTCCTGTTTTTGGATGTTAAAAAAGGGGGCCGCACGAATGGACCCCCTCTATTCGTGCGATCAGTGATTACTGACCGCCGCTCATGCGATACGCCGCCTCAAGCCGGTCGTCGGTGAAACCGTAGATCTTCTCGTTGAGAAAGACATCCTTGGTCGTCTCGACCGGCAGGTTGAAAGCGTTCTGGATGGCCCAGGAATAGACCTGGCCCTCGCCATGCGCGGCGGCGAGAGCAGCCAGATGCGTCTTCAACTTGACGACCGCAGGCCGCTCGGTGGCGCCGTTCGAAGTGTGATCGGGCGCCGGCGCAAAGGGCGCATTGGCGTTCGCGAACGGGCTGGCCGGCTGCTGGGTCTGGGGAGCATCCTGCGGCTGCACGGGCGCCGGGGCCTCGGCGGCCTTGCGGGTGCGGGTGCGCTTCGGCGGTTCGGCAGGAGCGGTAGGAGCAGCCTGAGCCTGCTGGGTCGAAGCCTGGTAGGTCTGCTGGGCCTGTTGCGCAGGCGGTTCGAAGGCGCCAGCCGCAGCAAGCTGTTCACGCTCACTGGCAGTCACAGAACCGCGCATGATGTCGATGGCGTCGAGAACTTCATTGAGATTGTCGCTCTCGAAAAGAAAGCTGTCACCCGGCTTCGTGATGCCAGAAATTGTAAATTTACCCATTTTATAGCCCTTTTCTGTATTCGGTTGTTTCACGCTTTGTGAAGGATGCCCACATTATCGACAGCGCCGCGCGCCGTCCAGCCGTATTTTCCCCTATACTCGCAATAAAGGTGCTCGACGTCGTTTGGATAAGCGCGCGAGAACCAGCGCGCCTTGCCGAGCTTTGTCGGGACGATCCAAAAACCGCGCTGCGGCAGAAAGATCGGGACGCCGTTTGGCTTCGTCCACTGCGGTTTGCCCTGATTTGATAGTAATACGCCCTCCTTTGCGGCATTGCGCAGATCGCCGCCGACGGCCCGCTTCATCGCCGGCAGTTTTTCTCTTTCCTCTTCAGGCTTCCCGCCGCTCGGCGCCCGCTGTTTCGGCGGCTCGATCATATCAAGGGCGCCGTGCCGAATGATGTTGCCGCCAAAATCAACCACGGCGCAATCATCGGCGTATTCGGACAGGCGAGCGCCGCGCCCCAGGGATTGTGCATAAAGCAAACTGGATTTCATCGGGCGGCAGAAGCCCATCATGTCAATATCGGGGACATCGAACCCCGTATTAAACATGGCGACCGAGATCATGACGGGAAATTCGCCCCTGCGAAAAGCCTCGACATTTTCGACGCGACCGCCGACGCCGGTGTGGACGGCCCGTGCGTCGATGCCCAGCTTTCTGTATTCGCGCTCCAGCACATTCGCATGCTCGATGTCACACGCAAAGATCAGGCACCTGGTCCGCTCTTCCTCGCGCATGACCTTGACCAGGCTCGCGACATGGAGCGGCGCCAACGCTACGCCGCGATGGGTCAGTTCCTGCCCGCCCCATTCGCCCAGGGAGTTGACCTTCAAGCCTTTGGTGTCGATGTCGGGGGCGTCGGCGGCGACCGCGCGCAGCATCTTGACGAAACCATCCTCAAGGGCTTTCAGGAAACCGTATTCGTAGAGGCAGGGGCCGAACGTATTTTTGAGCGATCCGGTGCCATCCTCGCGCCAGCCGGTGGCGGTGACGCCGCGAAACCAGGCTTGCGGCAGCGCCTGCTGCACCTTCAGATATTCTGATACCGTGCCATCTTTATATGGCGTCATACGGGCGCGGTGGATCTCGTCGATGATGACCAGGCCGACATCCCTGAAATGATCGAGCCGATTCGCAATAGTGCCGATAGTGCCGACGGTAAGCCGGCCATCAGTCCTCATTTCGTTAAGGCCGGCGCTACAGATGGCCGGATCCTGGCCGATCCACCGGCAGGCGGCGGCGTCCTGCTTCACCAGTTCTTCCGTGTGCGCGATAATTACGACGCGGGTGTTGGCAAGCGCCCGCTCGCCCAATTTCGCCATGACGAGCGATTTTCCGGAGGCGACCGACATTTCGGCGTATGCTGTTATTTCCTGGGAGTTGGCGAGAGTATCAACGGCTTCTAGCTGATGGGGACGAAGGGTGGGAGTTAAAATTTGTTCGGAGAGCGTTTCGGTCACAGAGATCCTCGTGATGTCTTGACGGGACGTATACGTTGCCCCCATACTCCGCGAAATGCAAGCCAAGGATCAGCCAAAAATGAAAACCATGAAAATGCCACGCTTTGTGCCGACGAAAAAGGTAAAGAAGGAAAAGCCTGTTCCCGTCTTCACGCCGCAGTCGCCGGCGAAAGTCGTAGTCACGGTCCGCCTTGACCCGCGAGCGCGAGACAAGCTACACTTAATCTGGCGCAACGAACCTGGTTTCGAGAGCGTGTCGCACGTCATCCAGACGGCGGTCGATGAGTTTCTTTCGAAACGAGGTTGACGTTGAGAGGCTACGACGAAGACTCCTTCCAGATGCATGCCGCCCTGCTGTTCAGCGAAGCCTGCCGCAAAACGGTGTGGTTTCATGTGCCAAATGGGGGAAAGCGCGACAAAGTGACCGCCGCCCGTCTTAAACAGATGGGTGTGCGGTCTGGCGTGGCCGACATCATCGTGCTCTCACGATGCAGGCCGCTCGCCCTCGAATTGAAAATCCCCAAAACCGGGCGCCAGTCCGACAATCAAAAAGGCTTCCAGACCTTTTGGGAGGAAAACGGCGGCATTTATCGGATCGCCCGCACTCCCGACGAGGTGAAAGCGTTTATTTCGGAATTTAAGCTCGATTGATGGTTGACAGGTCGTATTCGCTTGTCGTAGCTTTTGAAGGTCGAAACGAACCGCACAAGGTGATTAATGCAGAACGAAAGATTTAAGCTCGAATCATGCGTCGCCAGTGAAGACGCCTCTAATGCCGCCGGCCTTGCCGCAAAAATAGCGGAAGTCCTTTCTGGACAAGACACGCAAACGGTGTTGAACGCCCTGGTCTTCATCCAGTCCGAGTTCATCGCGCGCCAGCCTGAAGCCTCCCGCTCCACAATGATCAAGCTCATTTCGGACGCCATCGAGGCCAACGTCACTTTCTTTAACGAAGCCGTGACCGCACACGAAAAAGCCATGACTGACGCCTTGGTTGAAGCTGTGGCTCAAGTTATGGGAAAGACTGCGTGAAGGCCCGCTCCAATAAGAATGAAGCCCTGCTCGACGCCATGAACGGCGTCCTGGGCGATCTCACCTCCCTCCAATTGAGCAGCCGCTTTTGCCGCATGCTCGCCTACTCCAAAATTCCGAAAGGCGTGATCGGTCGAGCGAACATCAGCAACCATGACGAAGCGGCGTGGAAGCGTCAGCGTGACAAGCGCGATGCGTATAAAAAGAGAAGGGATGAAGCAAATTGTGCGATAAGGAAAGCACCGTAATAGAACAGGACGACAGGTTTTCAGATCCGTTGGCAGCGATTCAGTATGCTGTAATGGAAACTGGGGATGACTACGAAGGCATGGCCTTCTTGCGGTGCTACATGCGCCGCGATCTGCGGAAATGGCCCGATTTTACTGGAAAAAGCAAGTCGGACCAAAAATAAGCTGAAGTCTACTTTACAACCCACCAAAATCGTGATCTGGTCGCACATGCCAGAAACGCCCACAGGAGAACACGCAGCATGAATAAGCTTGTTATCAGTCTCGCCGTCGTGGCGAGCGTCCTTTCGACCAGCGCCTTCGCGCAGAACGCCATCGGCGTCGGCACGGGCATCTCCAACTCGCGCTCCAATTCCGCCGCTGTTGCCGATCCCGTCCAGAACAACCGCAACACCGCGCTGTCGGCCAGCCAGTCCAATTCGGCCTCGCGCTCCAACTCCAACGTCAACAGCCGCATCAACAGCAGCCAGAACGTCGGCGTCCGCTCCGTCAACGCCAACCAGTCTGGCGCGGCCAACACCAACACCTTCAATTCGACCACCACCGGCCAGTCGCCGTCGGTGTTCGCCCCCGGCATGAGCGCCGCCGGCATTGAAAGCTGCAATGGCTCCGTCTCCCTGGGCGGCGCCGCTGTCGGCGGCGGTGGGGCGCTTGGCTTTCCCTGGCAGGACGGGCCTTGCAACAAGCGCCTCAACGCTCGCACTCTATGGGCTTTCGGGCAGCGTGACGCCGCGATCCAGGTCATGTGCCAGGACGACGAAGTAGCTTCGGCCCTGGTCGCCTCTGGCGTCCGCTGTCGGATCGGTCGATATGCCGTGCAGACGGTCGCTGTGGTCGAGCCTTACGGCCATCCGGTCTTCAAGGGCGAATATCACGGCAAGGTTCCCGGCGAAAAGTCGCAGCCCGTGACGCTCGACATGAAGCGTTCGGCCAGCTACTTCGACAAGAAAGGCCACCAGTACGTCGTCGCCGCCTGCGGCACCAAGGGCGCCCGCCAGTCTGCTGACGCCGGCGTCTGCGTCAAGACGGCCTCCAACTGATCTTGCGTCCCCGCGCGCCGAACCGAGCGGGCGTGGCCCTTGCTCATCAGCGAGCCACGAAAGCAAGCTGACCGCCGAGGGAAGGTGAAGGGTTCGTCCCCACCGGCTCGGCGGTCATGCAGAGATCTTGCGTCCCCCGTGGAGAGCGGGGCGTCCTGGGTTTGCTCCAAACGGACCCAGCCACGAAAGCAAGAAGCTGCCGTCCGCGACCTGTCACATAAGCGGTTTCGTGGTCGCGGGCGGTAGTCTTGAAATCCGCGCCAGGGCGGTTTCCCTGGCACCACACGTGAGGAAATAGCATGAAGAAGATCTTTGTTCTCGCCGCCGGCCTGTCGATGCTTGCGGCCCCGGCCTTCGCTCTCGACTTCGGCGTGGGTGGCGGCACCGTCATCACCAACTCCCACTCGACGACCGTCGTCGGTTCGCTCGGCCACGCGGCTGCGATTGGCGGCACCACCGCTGGCGCGACCGGCGTTGCGGGTGGCGGCGGCGTCGCTACCGGCACGTTCTTCGGCCCGGTTGCGGCTGGCGGCGGGGGAGCCGGCACGGCTTCGTCCGTTTCGTCCACGGGCGCCGTATCTTCGGGCAACGGCCTTGCCGGCGCCACCTCCAGCGGCGGATCGAGCGTGATTGCGGTCGGCGGCGGCGTCGCCGGTCACTGATCGTCACGTCCTAGTTGAGTAATCGAGCGCGCCCTGTTCGCGCAGGGCGCGCTCTTTTTATGTCCAGAAAGGATGCAAGATGCGAAAGCTGCTCGCCGTCACGGCTCTACTCGTGGCGTGTTCCTCGCCGGCATTTGCCAGTGTGGACCCGCCGCCGCAAACGTCCAGTCAAAATTTCAACATCCGGCGCATTTTTGGCATGGAGGCGCAGGAGAAATCCTTCGAAAGCCTGAAGCCTCGATGGCGTGAACCTCGCCGCTACTATCATCGCTGGCGCCCTGTTGCGCACCACCATCACTATCAGCGCCGCGTCTATGCGCGCACGGCGATGGCGGTGGCCCCTGAACCCGATCAGGGCTTCAGCCTGTTCGGCTTTCGTTTCTACACGCCCACGGCGTCCCTGGGCGGCGACACACGCCTCCTGCACGTTGCGGAGCGTTATGTCGGCGGCGGCAATTTCACCGGCTTCAATGGCCCCTGGTGCGCGGCCTCCGTGGGCCTGTGGCTCAAAGAGGCCGGCTATTCCCGCCTGGGATCGCTCGCCGCCGTCTCCTACGCCCACTATGGCCGGCCTAGCGCACCCAGGGTCGGCGCCGTCGCCGTCCTGCCCCATCACATCGGGATCGTCGCCAAAGTCTATCCCTCGTCGATCCTGCTGCTGTCGGGCAACCACCGGCACAATGTCGGCTACGGCATGGTGTCGATCCGCCGCATCGTCGCTTTTCGTCAACCCGTCTGACCCCAGGGGGCGGCTAGATCCGCCCCCGCTCAAAAAACGAGGAACCCAAGCATGACCCCTGAAGAAATCGAAGCCATGAGCGTGTTGCTTGCTCATAAAGCTTGCATGGATCAAACAGTCGCCCACAACTTGATTACCGGGGTGCTCGAAAAGGTGCAGCCCATACCCAGAAAGGCCCAGCCTGTCATCTATTATGACACGCTGGAAGAGGCCAACATCGCCCGCCAGCTTGAGTGGACGAACAGCGACAAGCTCGATCTGTCCTATTACGGCAACGCCGCCGCCGGCGAAATGGGCGAAGCCTGCAACGTGATCAAAAAGCTGGAGCGCGAACGCCTGGGCCTCGATGGCTCGCGCGCCACCGTTGCCGATCTGGCGACAGAATTGGCTGACGTGGAAGTCTACGTTTCGCTGATCGCCATCAAAGCCGGCATCGATTTGAAGCGGGCGACCGTCGATAAGTTCAACGCCACCAGCAAAAAGCTGGGGTTCAGAGCGAGGCTGCGCTGATGGCCATGACCAAGGCCGAAAAAGCGGCGTTCGACCTCATCGTCAAACAATTGGACGAAGCGCGCGCCATGCGCTTTCGCGATTTCGTCCTGCACAGGCTGGTCCCCAGCGATCTAAATCAGACCGGCTGGAACTTCGACGCATACAGCCGAAAAGTCAACCAAGGCTGCTTTAGGGCCGGCGCCCACAGCTACAGCAGGACCGACAGGACCGACGCCCAGGGCACCGGCGGTCCCTGGTACGCCAGCAAAGCGGACGCCTATCGGGCGCTGCGCCTCGCGCTCCAGCAGGAATACGCGGAGATTCTGGCGATCCTCGACAGGAAAATCGACAACGCCGTATTCAACATCGACAATTTGGGAGATCAAGATGAGCGGTGACTTTTGGAAAGGGTATGTGATCGGCGCCGTATCAGGGGTGTGCGCCTTTGCGATGCTGGTGGCGCTATGGTGAAGAAATTAAGCTTAAGCTTGGCTGTAGCAATGTGGAGCGCCTCGACGCTCGCCGCACCCTATGTCCTGCATCGCGTCAAGGCCCGTCACAACGCCACGGTGGAGGCCTCGATGCTTTTCAACCCGAAACCCCTCGCGACGTGGAGAACGCCGTGACCTGCAATTGCGCCGACGACATGAACAAGATGATTGCCGACAACAACGCCAGGCTGACGACCGCCTTTCGTGTTATCGATGGTCATCTGATCGTGATCCCCACGCTGATCGCGAGCGAAAAAATCATCACCAGCATGCGCAGCAAGATGCCGCTCATCGTTCCGACATACTGCCCGTTCTGCGGCGTGAGATACGAGAAAAAGGCAGATGACCAAACGAACTGAAATGAACAGCGACGAAGTCGCGATCCTGGCCCTGTGGAAAGCCGGCTTCAGTGGAACGGAGGCTGGCGAAAAATTGGGTAAAACCAAGAACGCGATCATCGGTGTCATATCCAGGCTCCGCGCTCGCGGATTCGACGTCAGTCGGGCCGCGAGCGTTCTGGCGCCTCGTAAACCCAGACCGCCGAGGACGCCCAAGATGAAGACAATCGCCGCGCCCATTGCGCCGCCTGTCCAGGATCGGACGATCATGGGCCTGACGGCTTTCACCTGCCGTTATCCGTTCGGAGATCCGCGCTCGCCGGCGGGCGTCACCTATTGCTGCGAGACGGTCGATAGACCCGGCGTGACCATCTACTGCCCCAAGCACATGATCGCTTGTTACCAGACGAGAGCCGCCTAGACGCCCGTGTAAATGATGTATTGCAGGACGAGCGTCGGCTGCAGGATCGAGAAGGCGTTGCCGTTGCCGGTGTTCGTGAGGCTGGCGTAGCCGGCATAGATCCCCAAGGGGACAGTCTCGTCGGTCGTCGGTTTTCCAGCCCATGGCCAGCCTTGGCCGCTGTAGCCCACGCCTGGCTGTCCCCCGACGCTATTGTCAGGAATGGTGATAGTGTGGTGATGCGGGTTCTGGGCCACGCTGTGCCCGTGGCCATAATCATAATGCGTGTGCGACGGCAACTGATCGGTGGTCAAGGCCAGATTCGCCACGCCGCCGACAGCCGTCATCCCCCACCCGTTCAGGCGATTGGCGCTGCCTAGCGTCCCCATGTTGTCTGCGCCCGCCACCACGCGCCCTCGCAAATCGGGAATGGCGAATGCATTGGAGCCGTTGCCGCCATAGGCGAAGCCAAAAACGTTATAGAGCGGCCCGTACTGCCCTCCGTTGGCAAACCTGTCGAGCCAGCGGCCATCGCAAGCCATCCACTGCGTCGGCACCCAGCCGCCAGACCAGGCTTTGATCTCACCAATCATCGCAAGCTGCGACGTGGTGCCGCTCGCGCCGACAAAATAAAAAGTGTGGCCGTCGCTATGGACGTGAGATAAGACACCCTGCGGAACAGACATATAGTTATATGTACCGGTAGACGTGACGACGTTTACTGCAAAATTCCCGCCGGTTGCGTTTCTGATGATCCAGTGGCCCACAAGGCCGTCTGGAAACACCAGATTGACCGCCCCTGCAATAGCTCCGTAAATGACAATCGTGGAGGGCAAGCAGGACAGCGTAGTGGCGGGATCGGATGAACCAGTTGGATATGCATTGGACAGGTTGACGTTGCCGGTGAAGCCAGCGGCATTAACGTATTGCACTCCCGCAATGGCCTGATCGATGGAGCGCCAGTCGGTGTTCACCGGCACGTCCCAGTTCGGCGTCCCTGCAGCCGGTACGTTAAGGCCTTTGCCTGGTGTAAATTCAGTCATGGCCAGATCCTCAGATAGCCGCCTGCGCGACATGAAGGGCTTTTGCGACCGCCTCGTCAGGCTGGTGCAGGATGCCCGCAGTATGCGCCTTTTCCTCGCGCTTGGCGCGCTCATGCGCGGCGAATAGCCGATCTACCAGATGCTGGTGGCCTTTCACAGCGCCGCCGCTGGCGTATCGGTTTTGCCCGGTGGGGTCGTAGCCATAGGACATCCCCGCCAGCGGATTGACGCTCGGCGCCGTGTCTGCGGTCGGTTCTCCTGGCGCCGTGGCGGTGGCGCCGACAGGCGGGCGATGGCCGGCGATGGCTGCAACGGGAAGCCTCCCGCCCTTGTAGGTCGAAGGCTTGAGGAATTGCGTGTAACTGCTTGGCCTCACCAGCGGGAGCGCAGCGCGCAACCCTTTATCTGGCAGGGCCACCGCAGGCGCCGGCTTGCCCGCGTAACGCTCAAAGAGCGGCGCTCTGTTGCCGACGCCGTGCGGGAAAAACTTCCTGCTCGCAAGCTCCCCGGCAGCACTCACTGCTGCTCCAGCCAAGGCGCCGCCGCCACCCGGAAGCAGCGCGTGGCCAACGAAAGGCGCCGCTGCCTCCAATCCCCACTTAGCGACCGGGGCCACCTTGCCCATGAGCGTCTTGGTGTCCTGCGAAGCGGCCAGCCGCTTGGCCCTGTCGAGATCGGAGCCAAAGACGTTTTGCGCGATGGGCGTGTTCAGCCGCTTCATCACGGTTGCCGAATCGCCCGCCAGCATCGGCTGACGCAGGTAATTGTCGAGCGTTTCCTTCGGCACAAATTGCTTGAGGTGATTGTAGAGAACGCCGCCCTTGCCCTCGTTCATCAGCGCATTGCCGAGGCCCGTGCCGGCGGCGTGGAAATGGCTGTCATCAGCCGTCGCCAAGTCTTTCGGGAGCGTGTTCATCGTGGGCTTGAAGCTCGATGGCGCTTCATTGCCGAATTGCTTGATCCAATCGACGTTCAGCTTACGGGCGTTGGCCATATCGCTCGCCACCGCAGCGCCGTCGCCCGCGTACATTCCCGGCTTCGTCGCCACCTTGCTGATGCCGCTGTCGATCCCGTCGATCATCTGGCCGATCATGTATCGAGCGGGGCCGCTCTCTGTCTCCATCGCCTTCTGCTGGAGGTCACGCCGGATGTTCTCCATATTCGGCATGGTGAAGTCATTCGGATCTATGGTCTTGAGACTGTTGTCCAGGTGGTCATACGCCGCCTTGGCGTCCGCGAGGTGCGGGTTCTTGTCGAAACGGTTCAAGCCTGGGAAGTTCGGCGTCTTCGCAAGGTTGGCCTGCACTTCGCTCATGATGGGTTGAGCCGCAGCAGGATCAAACGTAGCGGTGTGGCTGAAAGCTTTCTTATAAGCGAGATCTTTCGCGGCGAGCGCCTCAGACGCGGCGCCGTGGACAGCCTGGCCTAGCTCGCCGGGGGTCGTCACCTTGGTGAGATCGGCGGCGGCTCCAGCGCCCTTGGCTAGGCCAGCCATTTCGGCTCCAGTTCTGGCCACGCGCAGAACCGGCATCGCCACGCTGGCGGCGTTGAGCAGCGGATCTATAGGATCTGTGGTCATCTTTTCAGCAAACTTAGGCCACGATGTGAAGGGGTCCACGGTGCTGTGGTAAGCAGCAGAAGCGGCTTCGGTCGCCGGCTTCACCTTCGCCTCGTACTCCGCGTCTGAAGGCGGCGTGTAGCCTATCGCCTTATTGACCATCTTCATGGTTTCGGGAGCATAGTCCGAAAGCTTCCTGTTAACCCATGCATCGGCGCCTTGAACCAGATCTTTGCCGGGAAGCTCATGCGTGTCATAGACATGCTTGGCCGCGCTGCCCAAGCCTGAAACTACGTCGCCCACTTTCGCGGCTGCTGACGGAATAAGAGCTTTGGCGGTGCCTTTGGCGACATCCCAACCAGACATATTGGCGTAATCGGGCGGCGGCTGGGGCGTCGCAACCTTTGCATTCGCGCCCGATTTCGAGGAATCGACAGGATCGTCGCCGTAGTCAGCGGCAGTGTTGCCGCCAGGTTTCGGAGCAGTCGCAGTCACATTCGCAGGAGCGTCAACGGGAGCCGGCGCCACAGGATCGATGCTGTATTCTGACGCCTGCGCCATGGTGTTTTACCCCGAATAGTTTTTGAACCAACGAGACATGGCCTTGATGCCTGTCGCCTTGTCCGCTTCCGACGCAGGCGTCGCGCCACTGTAAATGTCGGAGAACATGCTCTTCTTCGTGGTGTTGTGCTTTATGCGGAGCACTTTTTCAAACGCCGCACCCTCTTTGCCGTAGCGATCTCCGTGCTCGGCCTCGAAAGCGCGCATGGCGTCTTTAGCGGTCCAACGTGGCATCCCCGCATTATCATGCTGCGACGTCTTCTCCCAATCATTGAGGTAGGCATCGCGGTCGATGGCTCGCTGCTGGCCCTTGGCCATTCCTGAGAGCACTTGAATTGCAGCGTCTCTGGTCATGCCGCCGCTGGGGACAATGCCGATAGCCTCCTGAAGACCGCCGAGAGACTGCTGACCCATGCCATGGGCCTGGAGAAACGCCAGCCCTTTCGAGTATTTATCAGCCGCTATTTTAGTCCCCAAGTCATGCTCATCAAATTTGTATTGCGCCAAATCAGGATACAATTTGCTGAAACGGTCCATCGCCGCGTTCCAGTAATTTCCAACCCTGTTGGTCACATCGCCCGCAATGTCAGGCTTCAAAAAGCCTTCTTCGGGCAGCGAAAGAAGCTTATCGCCCAGGGCGTACACATTGCTGCGCTGGCCCTTGGCGAAATCCGCTTCTGCGGACACCTGATCGGCAAGTTTTTGCGACCCTGCTTTTGCAGTATTGTAGTCCTTGGTGTTGCTCATGTAGCGATCTTGCGCATCGGCCATGATCGCGCGGCCCTTGTCGCCAACGGCTGTCGCGGCTTCCTCTTCCGTCTTCGGCGGAAGGGGCTTGGCTGTGGGAAGAAAACTGCCGCCGCCACCGTCAGTGCCGCCTGCTGGGCCAGGAGCGCCGGCGTTATCAGCGCCGCCTGCTGGGCCAGGCGCGTTGGGGGCGACCGGCGCGCTGGGGGCGACCGGCGCATCAGGAGCGCCAGCGATTTTCGCGCCGCCGCCATATACGTCAGGCGTCTTGGTTTCGCCCAGGTATTTCCGTGAACTGCGCACCGCGTCTTCGCCAACAAGCGGGATATGTTCTCCTGCTTTGTCCTTCTGAAGCCACGTAGCAAAAAGCATGGAACGGCCATCTGCCGTGGTGACCCGATCAAAGCCGGCATTGTCTGTCCAAATGCCGCTCTTTCCGAGATCCACAGCCCGCTGCTGGTTTTCGATGTTCATGCCGCGATTGCCGGCCTGGGTGTGCTCCAGGTTGCCTTCCGCCTGCTGTTCGCCGGCATAAGCCTCCGCGCCCTTGCCCAGTCCTTGCAGAAGGGCGGTGCCGAGGTAGGGACTGTTCGAAGAGGCCATGCCGCCAACGCCGCTCAACAGCGGGATCAGCCAGCTTCGGTTCTGCCCGAACCAATCGCCGCCCTTCTGGCCACCGCCCTTATCGTCCGCAGGCGCCGCATCAGCAGGCTTGCGCGCGAGCAAGGGCGGCGACACTGCGTCCCTGGCCACGGGCAAGGCCTTGGCGACGACAGGATCTGAATCGATCTTAGCCGGCGCCACGGGTGCAGGAGCGCCGGCATTAGTGCCCAGCATGACGTCGTCAGTCGTTGGGTCAGCCATTGTCAACCTCCACCACGAATGTGCGCCGCTTCACGCGCGCGGCGCTCGCGGGCCGCCTCCGTCCTGCCGCCGAGTTGCAACACCGCGTTCGCAATCTCGTTGGGACCGCCGCCATTCCGGATCACGAAAGCGACCCGATCAGGCAGGTTGCCGTAGTTCCAAATGGTCGAGCCGAGGCCGTCGCGGACATTGCGCGGCAGAGCGCGCCAGGTATCGAGGCCCCCGACTTTCTGCACCGCTCTCGGCAGAAACTCCGTTTGCAGACGCTGCACCATATTCTGCGCGGCGCCTTGTGGCGTGATGGTATCGCCCTGCTGCACGGGGCGCATCTTGCCGTCGGCGCCCGCGATCTGGTGAGTGCCGTAGCCAATAGCCCACGCGCCCCCACCGCCGGCAGATTTGTCCCAGTACGGCTTGTCGCGGAAGGATTCCTCCTGCGAGAGGATGCCCTGAACGCCATTGTGATAGCCCGGCTGGATCTGCCCCGTCGCGCTGGTCCTGGAGCCATCGGCGCCGGTAGCGACTGCCGTCGGATATCCGCCAGACGGGCGCTGACCCATGCCGACAGACGTGGCGCCGGGAAACAGCGCATGCTGCTTCGCTGTCATGCCGCCTTCCCACGAGCCGCCAAGCATGCCGAGGCCTTCCCGCCCGCCGAGGTCGAAGTGCATCAGATCGACGGCGCCGTAGGGATGCTCGGCATCGTATTTTTGACCAGGCTGGACCGCCTTGCCGCTGAAGTAGCCGCCCCAGCGCGTAGCCTTGTCCAGTTCGGGATTGTTGTGCTGCTGCGCCGCCCTGAAATCCTGTGCAAATTTCTCGTAGGCGCGGAAGGTGGTCGGGTCTTGGTAATTAGCAAGCCTCTCGCCCTTCTCGTTGTAGAGCGCGACATCGACCGCCGCGCCCTTGCCGTGCTGGCGCGGATCGTTATTGCGGAAGCCGGATTCGAGTTGCGCATGCCAACCTTGTGGCAGACCTCTCGTAGCTTCCGTGATGTTATTGAGCAGGCGCGGATCGACGCCTTGGGCGTTAAATCTTCCACCAGGCGACATCATCTTTGGCGAACCGTTCATCAGTTCGTTGTAGCGCCCGCCAATCTCATTGCCGAAAGCCTGGGCTGTATTGCTGACCGCGCTACCGACAGCCTGGCCGGCCCTGTTGACCGTCTGGCCCGCGCTGTTGACGACGTTGCCGACTTGCTGGGCGCCGCCGGTGAAGATGTTGCCGACGCCGTGGAAGAAATCGCCCACACCGCGACCGAGGCCCCCAAAGAACTGCTCGATGGGATTGCCGTTGGCGTCGGTCGGCGCCCTGGCCGCTGCGCCGGCAGGCGCAACGCCAGCGCCGGCGGCGGGATGCGCCACAGGCGTCGGCGCCACCCTTGCGGGAGCCGCAGGGGCCGCAGGCTTCACAACGGGGGCAGGAGCCGCAGGCTGCGCGACATCGCCGCCAAGCGGCGCCGGCGACAGCGGGAACGTGCGGGCGTCGGTCACCCCTGGAGGCGGCGCGCCTCTGGCTTCGGGCGGAAGCACCAGGCCCGCTTCGTGAGTTGCGGGGACTTCAGCCTGAACCGCAGCAGGAGCCGTGGCGGTCGCGAGATTTGCCGGCTTGTCAGCGAGCGCGGCGACGTCTGACGGCCTAAGACCAGGCTGCGTGATCGGACCAGCAGTAGCTTCCTCGCGTGTCGTCGGCGTGGTCGAATCGTAGCGGGCGAAGCGGGCCTTCTCTTCTTCAGGTGTTTCAGGCGCCAGATCAGGCTTCACGCCCGTCAGCGAATCCGTCCACGATTGCGCATGACGCGCCTGATAATCCTTCTCCCGTGCTACAGCATCCGCCGCCTTGCCTTGACGCGCTTCCTCCGCGCCTGCAAGCGCGGCAGCTTCAGGAGATCTGCGCAACGCATTCGCCGCCGCAGCCTGTTCAGGCGTGGCCGGAACATCCGGTGGCCTTTGATATAGCTGCCCGCTTCCGAGATTGAGCGGCTTGTCGAAACCAGACCCTTCGACCGGCGCCGCGCCAGTCTGGGCATCGCGCGTAGTTGGCTGCGTGTTGAGCAGCCGCTCGCCCGAATTAGGAACAGAAGCAGACGCGGATTGGCTCGACCACGGGCCAAGCACACCTGGAGGCGGCGTTTCCTGCGTCGGCGGGAATAGTTTTGCCAACCTTTCCGGCGGTACTTCCTTGTGCAAATCTTCGCGCGGAATATGCTCCAATCGCCATGCGTCTTGCGCTTCTGTATCATTCGGGGCCATGCGACCTTGATTGGCCTCGCTCATGTTGTCTACGCTATTGCCCTTACCGCCCAGACCGGTTTGACTGTTCTCGCCCTCAAGATCCTTAATGCGATCCAGATTAAGGGCAGTTTGCTGCTCTGGGTCATCGTATGTACGCCCCTGCGCACCTTCGCTCATGTAATCGACGCCCTCGCCCTGACCGCCAGCGGCCAGGCCCTTGCGCTTGCGGCGCCGGCCAGCGACCATCAGACCGCCGCTGGCGCCGGCCAACGCCTCGCCCGCGCCCATTACGGCGCCAAGGGGAGCAGTGACGGCGCCGACGCCGGGAATGAGGGAAGCGAGGCCCATAAGCGATTTGGCGGCGCCCAGCGCCTGGCCGGCTCCGCTCTTTCCACTGCCGCCTGGCGGCTTGGGCGGATCGGGCAACTTGTAGGTTGAATGCACGTCCGGAATGTTTTGCTTCGTCGTGTCCTGAGTGGCGTTCGGATCGGGGGCTTTGTATTCATCCGTGCTGGCCGCGCCGCCATCCGCGAAACCGAGATACGACCCGCCATGGGTTGGGTCGTGATAGCCGTTCAGCGATCCATAGACGCCCATCGAACGGGCCAGATCGGCTTGCGCCAGGAAACCATTGTCCCAGTCGGGCTTGAACGACATGCCAGCCTTCGCTGCTGCGTCGCGGTCAGCCTGCTGAATGTCGTTCGCGCGCACTTGCGCATCTTGGGCCTTGCCCAATCCTTCTTGGTACTGAGCCGTCGGCGTAACGACATCGGCAACGCCAGGCGCCGCGAGGCCCTGAGATGAAGCGACGGCGGCAGGCGGCGCCGCAGCGATGACGACAGGCTCGCTGCCGCCGGTGGCCAACCCGCCACGGCGCAAATATGTGACGTCGGGTTGATCGGGTGTGCCAGGCGCTTTGTTCGCCACCACAGGCGCGGCAGGCGTGGCAGGCGCACCGCCAGCAGCAGGCGCGGTGGTCGTGGCGGCAGGCTGATCCTTGCCGGTGTACTTATTATAGGCGTCGCCAAGCGATTGGCCGAGGCCCACGGTCGCCTGCGCCGTTCCGACAGCCTGGTTCAGACCTGACGGCTTTGCCGCCGGCATGCCAGGCGCATTCGGCAGGCTGTAGCGAGCGCCAGACGTCGTTGGAACGTGACGGCTCTTGCCGCCGTACAAAGTGCTGCCGCTGCCCTGCTGCTGACCCTGCAACCCCGCCATGTGCCGCTGGGCGACAGACTGCCAGGACGGGTCATAGGTGCTGGCAGCGCCGCCGAGGTCGAAGCCGCCGCGATCATAGGCTCGACCCTGGTCGAAGTCAGTGACGCTGCCGCCGGCGCTCTTCATCGCCTTCTCGTGATCGACGGTCTTATAGCCGCCGGCCAGGCCCACCGCCTCCGGATGTTTCTTCTCGACCTCGTCGGCCATGAAGCCGAGGCGGGTGAGCTTTTCCGGATCATCCTTGTAGTTGAAGCTGTGGATCGGCAGACCGTTCTTGGCGGTGCCGATTCGCTTGATGTTTTCCTTCAACTTGCGGTCGGAGAAGAACGGCGCCTGCTGGGTGGAGTTCGTCGTCTGGCCCGACAGCGAACCGGTGCCCTCCGCAATATTCGCCATGAATTGCGCCGTCTGGAACGGATAAGACTGCTGCTGCTGGAATTGATTGTAGAGCGAAGTGAGGCCCGCTTGCTGGGTCTGCTGCTGCACCTGGCCCGCGCCCATCATCGCCTGCGCGCCGGCGAGGCCCGCCTGCTGCTGCGCGCCGGCCAATTGGCCGTACTGGCCCGCACCCTGCATCTGCCGCGCCAGGTTGGCCTGCTGCGCTTGCAGATCGAGCGCCTGCTGCCCCGTGGCGGTCTGGAGCGCCGTGTTGTAGCCCTGCTGGAGCACCGGCGCCATGGCGTTGCCATAGGCCAGCGCATTCTGCTGCTGAAGGTTCGCCGCCACAATGCCGCTGCGGTCGCCGCCAAAGGCGCCGGTCTTGATGGCGTTGCCCAGTTGGCCCGACTGCGCCGTCTGGGCCTGCTGGTTCATCAGAGCGCCCATTTGATTGGTGACGTTCTGAGTGTACGGGTTCATGTATTTGTTGATCTGATCGGAGTTCAGATCCCACGGATTCGCTGACCCCATCGCGCCTTGCGTCATGCCCATCGCCGTCTGCAAGCCGGGCTGCGCGGCGTTGGCATAGTTCGCGGTCTGTTGGAGGCCCATGTTCTGGGCCGTGGTCATCGGCGCGACGAAGGCGTTCGGATCGCTCGAATACTGCTGGAAGGGCGTTTGCGCCACTTGCTGCGCATTGGCGTTGACCGCGTTATAGCGCGCCAGGACTTCCGGCGGTATCGTGACCTGAGACGAAGCCTGCTGTGTCTTGCCGCCCATGACGCCTACTCCGCAGCTTCTTGCTTATGGCCCGTCTTCGCGTTCCAAAGCCAATAGGCGCCCGCCGGCGTCCCGAAATGCCGCTCGTAAAGTCTCACCTTACCAGCAGCGCGGTGCGTTGACAAAATACTGATTAGGAGGGGTAATTCGAGGCGCATGGCGGCGTTCTTGGCGAACTCGCACAGATAGCTGGCGCGCCCGCCCTGATAAAGGCTGCGCTGCACTTTGCGAAATTCTGGCCGCACGTAGATCGCGCGTTCGCACAGGACTTCCTCGACGCTATAAGGCGTGGTGTCCACGCGGAGCAGGATGCCGGCCTCCAGCATGCCTTCGTCACCCTCGATCACGCCGATCACGCCGTGGTCCCAGTTCAGGCTGGCCCACACCTCTTCCAGCACTTTCCTGGTGTTCACCGCGAGCAGCCCGTTCTCTTCCGCGCACATGGATGTCAGGTCCATGAAATTATGCACGTCGGCTGGAACGCCGTATCTCACTCGTATGTCGCTCATTGCTCTAGTCTCGCTTCGGTCCAGGCAGCTTTGACATCGTCTTGACGATGTGGCCGCGCATTTGTTTGACAAAATCATCGAGAACGCGGTGGCCGCGATCCAGGTCGCCGTCGCCCGCCGCCATCACCTCTTCAGGCGTCAGCGTGTATTCGCCGCCTGCCACAACGACCTTGACATCCTTACCGGTTTTCCCGCCAGCAGCATGCCCACTAGGTAGCGGTTCGCCATAGGGCTTGCTGGGATCGATGTTATAGGGAGCAGACCCAGCGCCATAAGGTCCGCCTTTATGATCATAGGGTTGCTCGCCGGCCCCACGAGGCAGGCCACCAAACATCCGCTTGATGTTCTTGAATCCGGCATTAGTGTTTCCTTCGCCCATGCCGCTGACGACGTCGGCGGGAATGACATAGCTGCCGCTCGGAACATGGACGGGCAGGTGATCGGTGCGGCCCGCGACCGCGCTGTGGATCGGGCCGGTGTGGACCTTGGCCGACAGGTGCGCGTGAACCGTGCTCGGAACATCAGGCGGCGTGTCCAGTTTTGAGAGCGTCGGCATGCCGCCGCCGGCGTCCCGTGCGCGCCTCGCGACATCGAGGGCGATGGCGACCGCCTGTTTCTGCGGCTTGCCGGCGCCGATCTCCGTCCTGATATTCTGGCTGACGGCCTCCTTGGATCCGGATTTGATCAGTGGCATGTCAGCGTCCTCTCGCCTGGTTGGCAGCGGAGGACGACTGGTTGCCCGCCGCCGATCCGGTCGAATAGGTCACGGTGACCGACTGGCCCGTCCCAGGCAAAACGAGCAGTCCATCGTTGAAGGTGGTGTTGACAAAATAAAAGCCGACGCTCATCGGAATCGTGGCGATGATGTGCTTGGGGTTGTTGCTGTTGCCGACATCGGTAGTGTCGCAAAGGTTGCCTGAAGTCGATCCCGCCGCATGCACATTGAGCATGGCGACCCGTCCCGCGCCATGAACGACCTGCGTAGGAGCCGTTAGCGTGAGCGACACCTGGGAACCCTGGACGCCGACATAGGCCCGCGCCGCGTCATTGATCGCCTGCGCGATGTTTTTGGCTGCGGAGAGGAGGTCGCCAAGAGAAGCTGTCATCAGTATTTCCCGTCTGGCGCTGCGCGATACCGCATGCCGCCGAGGCGCCAGAACGATCCGCGATCATTGCTCCCAAGGGTCACCTGCATCAAGCGCCCGCGAAGGCGCGGCGTGACGTAAGTCGATCCCACCGTGAAGGAAAAACTGTTCGTCATCAGCGGGTCTTGAGCGGGAAAATCCTTGGCCGTGAACGTCAGATCGACCGTCGCATTCTTGGTGACGCCATAGGCGCCCCACTTCATGTCGGGCCAGATCTCATCGACGAAAATCTTGCTGTCGCCTTCCGCCATCGCAAAATAGCCGGTCGCAAACCACGAGTGCATTGGCTGACCGTCGGCGTCGGGCGTCCGCTCATGCTGGAACAGGCGGATCTGACCATCCTCCGGGCTGACGCCCGCGCCCATCGGAGAGCCGAGGACGCTTTGGTTGACCCATGCCGAGCGGGCAATCGTGCCGTAGTCCCAGGCGTTCAGCACGTAGTTGAACTTGACGTAGGAATCGTTCTCGTGATTTGGGGAATTGACCGAGGTGAAGAACCAGGAGATCTCATTGAACATCGAATTGGGCGCGACCCGGACGTTGTCATAATAACGGCGGTCGATGCTCTGAAAGACGATGTCCCAGACGGGGCACGGGACTGGTTGAACGCCGGCCCCCGACAGCATGAAGAACTGGCGGTGGCTGATCCAGTAGACCACGCCATTGACCGCCCCCGCCCCCTTCTGCGCAAGCATGCCGCAGCCAGTGCCGAGTTCATTGAAGCTGTAGATGTAGGGCTGGCCGATATACTGCATCGACCAGACGCCGATATCGGTCCAGAGGATGCCTTGCTGCGCGGCCTGGAGGGCGCCGACGATCTTGGAGCCTTTCGGGATGCGGTAAGATCCGGCCTGGTTGGTGATCGTCGCCGCCCAAACGGTGTAATCGTTGACGTCGCACCAGCGGACGAGCAGCGGGTCTGGGATGCCGGTGAAGCTGGAACCCCAAGTGATAATCTGGCGCTGCGGCATGCCGACGAAAAAGCCATCATTGCAAGGCGGCGCCTCCGCGATCACCGCGAGCACCTTGGCGCCTGTCTCATCCTCCCACTGGTAGATGCCAGACACCGGAATGCCATCGACGACGGCGTTCCTGGGGCTGGCGAGCAGGATGCTGCCCCAGTTGTCGAAGTTCCAATCCGTGGCCGAGGCCGGCGTTCCTGGCGCTGTCGGCGCGCCGCCACTGTTTCGGCCATAGCCGCCGTCTCCAGCCGTGCCGCCGTAAATGCCGGCGCCGTAGCCGCTGATGATGTTGCTGGGGGCGCCGCCGATATTATAAATCAGGCGGAAGTTGCCGCCGTTCGGATAGGCCGACGCGCCTGACGTCGCGATCTCGTTCGCCAGGATGACGAAGTGATCCACGTCGGTGATCCGCTGGATCTCGTACTCGCGCGGCGCGAGCGTGATGTTGGCGACGGCGGTGGCGATCAGCAGCGGGAAGACATCACCAACCACGTAGCCGTGTTTCGGCAGCGTGACAGTAATTTCATAACTGTTGGTCGCCGTGGTGAAGAGCGGCGGAACAGCGGTTGTCGAACCCGCAGTCGTAGATGCCGCCTGCGGCGCGCCGAGCACCGTGCGCGCGACGATCTGATAGCTGGTGAAAGACGTCGTCGCGTAGACCGCATATTGCCCGAACAGGACAAGGCCGCCGACGGCGACATGGGTGGCGAAATAGACCGAATCCGTGGTGTGGATCTGGTCGAGCGATGGATCGGTTATGGAGACGAACGGACTGCCGGCCACGGTCGAAACCAGGATCGTAGTGTTCGGAGCGTCCGTATTCCTGAACAGCGGCGTGAGAGGCAGGGCGCCGCTGGGCGTCGCTGTCGAGAAACCCGTGGGCAGACCGGTGATCGGATTAAGCTCATCCTGCGCCCGCAAAAGCTCGACGCCGCCCAGGCCAGCCATCCCGACAGCCACGAACTTGTCGATGTCGATTTCCTGCCACACGAAGAGATGGCGCACGGCGTAATCGAAAACGCCGGTGTAGAAGCGCGTCCAGCCGCCCAGCTTCTCGACCAGGCCCAAGCCGGCTGGATCTTGCCTGAAGCGGATTTTGTCGCATTCCGAAATGCCGGCCATGTTCAGGACAGGCGTCTCGTTGGTGTTGACGCCGGGCTGGACTTTGAGAACCTGGTGCGGCATGGGTCAGCCCTTCATATTCGCCGGCGACGGCGCATCGCTCGACCCTGGCACCATCAAGAAGCGGCGCCGCATTTCCTCCACCATCGCGCCCTTCAGCAGGGTCTGGTATTGCGTCTCGTAATTGATCGGCATCTGCGGATCGGAGCCTGCCGAGCTAAAGTTGCGCTGGTACGCGCTCAAAAACACCATGCTCGCCATCAGCAAAAGATCAGGCATCTGGCTCGAAATGAAGGTTGTTCCGCTGTTAGGCTCAGAGTTCTTTTTCATGTACAGCGAGGGCATGCGCGCGGTGCCTGTGACATAAGCCTTATACGGCTGATCTGGCTTCGGCATAATGGAGTAAATGTGATATGTGGCGCCCGCCGGATTTAACTCGCCGCCGACAGGCGTGAAATATTTCGGGACGGCGGTATAGTCGGGATCAATGTAAACGGTTTGCCAAAACTCTTTCGACACCGGCGTCAATGCGGAGAAAACAGTGGTGTCGGTCACCCCCGCGAGAGTGATGTTTTGGACGGTGACGAGATCATCGAAGGGGATGTCCAATTCCCAGGAGCCATCCGCCAGCGCGTAGGAGCGCATTTTCTGCGACGCCAGGTGATTAAGGTCGCGCTGGATGCGAAGCTCCGCGTAATTCAGCATCTGTGGGACGACGCCATCGAGATTCGGCTCGGTGAAATGCATCACGCCACCGCTGTCTCCCTGCGTCGGGACGACAGCAAGGGTCGCGATGGCAGAGACGTAGCTGTTATAGGTGAGCGGTTCGCTGATCCCCGTCATGACGGCGGTCCCTTTTTAACGGCAGCATCATCAATAGCATTGCTCGCCTTCAAGATGAATGGCAATGCGACCGCCCAAATACTGAGCGCGGCGAACAGCACCTTCTGGATCTGCACGATATGTTCAGGCGTGACGAGAACCCCCGGCCACTCGATTGATCCGTTG